GCACCCAATCCTTTTCAGGACAGGCTTCGGAAGATTTGAAGGCGATAACATCAACGATCTCCCCAGTCTTTCTTATTTTCGCTTTCATATCAAAACAATGTTTTCTCAATCTCGTAATTGTAAACCAAAACCTCCGTACTCTCCCTTATCCGAGAGTGAACGGCCGTATGAGTGGTGACTTTTACTTCCTTATGGTTCCATTTGTTTTCATTGACAAAGGAGCGTAAGGTGTCAGTCCAGTAATTGCTGAGAATGAATTTACCATTGATCCGAGACAAAAGATCTAGCAGATCCGCAAGGTCATTCTCCCCATAACCATAATAATGACCTTGAACCGCCCCGGGATAAGGAGGATCAAGGTAAAATAACGTATCAACGCTATCCCTGTTCTTGATAACTTTCAACGCGTCCCTACAGGAAATCTGCACCTCTGATAGGCGATCGTACAATTTCTCGTTGAACTCCTCACGCTTATTCCTGAAAACCTTCCCGAAGTGTGTCCCGGCGGTACCGTTACAGAATTTCCATCCTCCATACAAGCTACCAGAATGGCACTCATTTGCCATGATCCATACGGCCCAAGCCTTGTCTACATCCGAGACCTCAGATCGTCCTCGATAAATGTTCCTAGCCCTAATGTAGTCAGACTCGGAATGTAGCGATAACCGGATTCTCTCACGTAACTCCTTAAATTTGGATGCGGACTGGCAGACCTTGAAAAAGTTTATCAACAAGTCGTTCTTGTCATTGATCACTTCTATGCCTGCTTTAGGCTTCGCAAAAAATACCGCTCCTCCTCCAAAGAATGGCTCGCAATATATCTTATGCCTAGGCATCATTGATACAATGCGTTCGGACAAGTTTTGCTTGCCTCCATAATATGTGATTGGTGTTCTCATGTAATTTTATATTCTTTCTTTGCTCTCATCATAGATGAATGCATCTTTCAACTACGATGAATGATTAAACCTTATTTGTTTTAGCGAACACCACGCTTTCGTGATCTGGCCTCAGATGGGCCATGCAAGCAGATGAGTACTCGCAGAATCTCGCTCCCTCGTCCCGGAAGACGCATCCCCTGCACGGGATCTTGTTCTGCCCGTTGTAGTACGGCCTGTACTTTTCCACGATAATTTTCATGTCTCCTACGAACACGATCAAACCGGTAGGGGTGTTTCTCAATCTCTCTGTTATTTCCATGTTACTCTATATCAGTTTTCTTTACCCTGTAATGTGTCCCATTGATCTCTTTAACGGCAAAGTCAGAGAACGTTGCCTCTCCCTTGGACACCATCTTGCATACGTCGTTGTAAGAGTATAGCTTGGCTCTCTTGTCAAACTTGATGATATCCGCTATGTTAAGCTCCTTGTAGTTGAAATTGTCAATAAGATGGTTGATAGCGTCATTAAGCCGTTTTGTGGTGAACTTATTCGCCCTTACCCTTTCCGCTAACAAATTGAAGAACGGATCTCCCATTTTCGGGAATGCGGTCATCAATCTGCTGATAGATACGGCTATTTCTCGTGGATCAGCTAAATCCCCGGTATAGAGACTTACGCTACACTCACCGTTTGGATTCCTCGAAATCGGCTCGGGCGATTCCCTCTGCGATATTTCGAAGGAACTCGTTTGGATCACGGTTGCATTGTTGAGTATTTGCCCTATTTTTGTTGTCATAATTGCCTGATATTACTTTCTCGAAATTAGTTGGCTTGATAAGCCAGTCAAAAGAGGCTCGCCAGCCATTTTTATTCTGCCCTTTGAGAAAATCGCTGTTTAAAGCCATTTGTATCATCCTCGCGAAGGTTTCTTTCCCGTATGTCTTGATACGTGCGTTTATCATCCCTTTTCTCTTGTCTGACAGAGGCATCCGTATATTTCCGAACGCTCCTTGCGTTTTTTCATTGAAAAATTTGACAAGTTCCGCGTAATCAATCCGTCCATCGTGCGGCTGTGAAGTCGCACATACAGGAGATTCGTTAGAATCTTCTGTTATATTTTCCTCTTCCTTTTCCTCTTCCTTTATAGGCACTGATTGTTCAGTGAACGTTCCGTGATTAATCAGTGATTGTTCAGTGAATTTTGATAAGATATTGTCTAACTTGTTTTTAGGTATGTTCAAATCGTCAACATTCGGTCGGTTTATCACTTGATGCCGAGCGAATTTAGGCAGATATATGAAATTCTCATTATTATAAGAGAACTGACATATAAATCCATTTGTCGCAAGCTCTGATAACCATTTCTCAAACTGTTGAACCTGAATTTGGTCATACGGGAATATCTTAGACTTTAACCATATCGTGTCACCGATCACAACGCCGACATCATCGGAGAAAGTCCATAGCCCTATGTATAGAAGTCTGGAGTCTCTGCTGATCTTACCTATTTTGGAGTCATCCCAAAATTTAGGCTTAATAGTCCTTATCCGTGCCATGCTTATTTCTTTTTAGGTGTGTCATTTTTATGTAGTTTTATTTTTTAGACAATACAATATACTCCCCGGCCTAGACCGGGGCTTTTAAAATTTAATACGTGAGTAGGGTAGGGCTATTTGATAGTCCTCTTGATCTCGTCCATCAACCTCTCTGTTATCCTCTTGTCGTGCCACTCGTGCCATTCGGTGAATAGCCCCTTGGCGGCGATGAAGAAGAAGCATGAGTTCTTTAGCTCCGTCTCTTGCGAAGACGTGATGCGTGACCATCTGAGCTGCTCTTTCACGTGCTCCAGTTCCTTGGAAAGCTGGTCGTTCTCCTTGGATAGGCGGTTGATCTTGATAGTTTGTTGACGTGCTGTTGGAGTGCTCATAACGCACCTCCTTCCATCCCGGCTAAAATGAATGCGGACATCAATAAGATTAGTACCTTGACATAGCCGATAACGTCGTTCTTGTTATCGCGCTCGAGCAAGCCGAATGACATGAAGGTTAATAGCTTGGCGATGGATCGCCATGATAGGAAGCTCGTTTCGTGAGCGGACGTGGTTGTGCAATTACTGTTGTTCGTTACACTCGCAGATTTCATAGGACTTGGCATGTTAATGAAATTTGAGTATATAAAAAAGGCTATCGCCCCACGAACCGCCAAGTCCAAGTTAAAACACAAGTGTCGTAACCCATGTGGATTGATAGCCTTTATATCTTTGTAGATATAACACGCCATGTCTAGCCATAAAAATAGCTACGACAAACTTGTTTTCTAATACTTGAACTGGCGGGTTCACTGCAAAGATACAACTCAAATTCAAAATGCCAAATGATTTGCTTTAAAAATATAGGACACGCATCCTAGTGATGTGCTATAGTGGTGTCGGTTGAGAGGGATTGATAACCTCATTGTCTCGTTTTTGCTCTTTCCATTCCCTGAACTCTTTTAGTTCAAGAATGGAGTGGAAACCTCCTAGAACGAATGAATATACCATTGGGAGTTCTTGTATCGTATATCCTCCAGCTTTGCTTAAAAGAGACATCCTCAGTTTGATGTCTCTTTTTTCTCTTAGATAGTTTAAGATTTCTATTATCATGATTTAATCATATTGATTGCTCTTTTTAAATACCAAACAAATTGAAGTTTTTTAGAACCACGGGATATATCCCGGTGGCGTGTTGTCCTTGTCCTTGAATCTTTTTAGATGCTCTTCCACGTTCAACCCCTCCCTTACGAGGATGATCGTGTTCTTGTCAACCCTTACGGGTATCCTCTTGAATTTAGGCTCCGGGAGTATATCCCCGTTTGCCTTCGTGTTCGCTTTGATCGTTCTCATATAAGTTATCGTTTATAGTTGTCACAATACCGGAAGGAGTTCGCTACCCTTCCGGTGTTCAATATCTCGCACCATACGGCCAGACCCTTGTGAGGCTTGCCGTGCACGCAATCGGCGCATCTGATACGCTCTGGTTGCTTGGTAGGTTTCTTAGCCATTCAAGTAGTCTTTTATAAGCGCGATGAAATCGTCCAGCGATCGGCATATCTCATATCTGTACCCTTGAGCCTCTACCGCCTTCTGGAATGCCTTCTGGCTGTCCTGTTGCCGGCCTTTTCTTGTCTTCATCTCGACGTACAGGCCATGATGGACGTTATTCGGGACTGACAGGAACAGGTCTGCGACCCCGGCCAATGCCCCTTCCGCTTTAAGTATAGCCCCGGTTACCGTGTCCCTCCGTCCTCCGTTCGGGACGCTAAAGAAGCATCCGGCGTATCTCGGGTATTGGAGACGGAAGTATCTGACGCAAGCTTGCTGGGTCCGTGATTCGATGTTCCTCATTTGTATTTGTCGTCTATAAGCATTAATACAATAAAAATTATCGCTATGATAGCGAATATGAACGTTATCACCCCGAAGGCGAATAACAGGCTTTGAAAAATGTCACTCATAATCGTAATTGTCAAAATCGTCCGGATCGTAATCCGGAATGTCGTTACCGAAATCCATGATTGTTATTTGTTGTTGGTGGACGGTGCCGGGATCGAACCGGCCTCTTTACGTCATGCGCACTCCGTAACGTTTCATCCCGGAATACTTACCGCCCGAAATCCCCGCATATCCTCACGGACGGCGGGGATAATCATTACTAAACTAAATCTAATACCATGAAAAACACACTAATATCAATATCAAACCTCTAGCTCTTCAATTAAGAGTTGTCCACATCCCATGAACCATACTTGGGAAGCTGGTGATTTCTGGAGCAAGGCGATCTCTATTGCGGCCTCCTTGAACTTGCTCTTGTCATGCCCGGCCTTTTGCCTGATGAAGGATTGCGTTCTCGTAATGAGATCTCCGTCCCCTTCCTTGGGATCACGGGTTATGATATCCTTGCACTCTCTCATCTTATCCTCTATTGATTTAGAGGTGTCGGACAATGATTTCTCTATCTCTTTTTTATCAATGTCAACAACTCTCTTATTGACATCTGCGTTGAACGGGAACACGTCCATGATCATTGTCTCCGAGACAGAGGCTATGGTATAATCCGCCATTGTCCCCTTCATGCCTTCTTCTAGCACGGTTATGGCCTCTTTTAGATTAGAGGATTGGGCTAACATGGTAGCGGCGGTTTTCTTTTCCGCTCCGCTCTTCTCGCCCAACGTTATAAAATAAACCTTGATCTTATAGAACCGATCACCATTCTCGTTGAAGAATAATTCGGATAAACGAGCTCGTTTGATGTCTGTTACCGTGAACTCACCCGTGATGAAGGGGCGGATCTCCTCGGTGATTTTTGCTTCCGCTTCCGTAAAACTTAAGCTATCAACTAAATATTCTTCTGTTACCCGTTTTTGATTGCCATTTTCTAATAATTTTTCAAATGACACTTTACATGAAAAATATGTTCTTGCCATAATTATTTATTTTTTATAAATTCCCACCTAAAACCTCCAGCTTGTCTATTTTTATCTTGACATACGCAAGATATGTTTTGACTTTTTATCCCTGTTGATTTGGCCGCTTGTGATATTGATTCAAATTCTCTTATATTATTTCCTTTATTATCAATTTGAATAACAGGTTTACCCGGCGCAAATTTCTTTTTTAAAATATCTCTTCTGTGTATCTGGTTTTCAGAAGAGTCACACCATTCTATATTTGATAGATTGTTATTGGTCTTATTTCCATCAATATGATTTACTTGATTTTTGAAAATATCACGGGGTAGGAACGATTTAGCTACTAATCTGTGAATAAGAAAACGTTTATATTTCCCATTCTTAAATAGTGTCACTGTTAGATATCCTTTACTATGCTTGCCAAGCGATAGAATTTGGGCATTTCTTTTATATCTTCCAGTCCCTTTACTTTCAAATATCCTTTCCTTAGACCTAACTCTACCCATATTAGAAACTTGATATAACCCTTCGTATCCAACTATATCTTTCCAAATTTCATCCATATTTATATCGTGTATTGTGCATATTGTTAATAGTTTACGTTGTACTTCTTTCTTTCGTATTGTGGGATATACCCTTTGCAAGGGGTGTTCCCCACAAATAAGACCGATTCCGGCCTCACAGTTTCCCCATCTTTTTTAGACGGGGCTGTCCAATGCTTTTGCCGTTGATGACAGAGGCAATGCTTTTTAGAGCAAGCCTCATTGAGGCATAATATCAGTTCTTTCATCTTGGATTATTTTCTCGAGTTTCTTTAGATCCTTTTTGGCCAATCTTACGGTATCGGCTATCCTTGGTATTCCCTTGGAATCCACGTGTTCTAGGATAACCGATAGATGGCGGGACAGTGTTTTAATGAAAGACTCGGATAGCTGGTACCTTTTAACCATGGCCGTTATTTTTTATAAAAACCTTGGAACCTTACGATACCTAGATACTCGGGAGATTTCATTAGTCCGTCCCCCATGCCGCCTAACGTCTCGGCTCCCGGCTCGTCAAGGACAACCTTGGAATCAATCTCCTTGGGTACACGGAAGCAAATCTGTACGGGGAAATTCACCTTAGCGTCTCCCGTGATCACGTTAACCGACGCTCTTTGCGTAGCCGCCATGATCCGGAACCCAAGCGATCGTCCCTTTTGTAGCAACATCTTCAGATTCTCCTCCAATGACTTTTCACGACCGACCGTGCGTAGTTCCATTTTAGGCTCGAGGAACCCGAAGGCGTTCTTTCGCTGGCCAACCTCGACCATTTCCTTTATGTCAAGTTCCGTTCCCGATCGGGAGGACGCTACCGCGTCGGCGAACTCATCGAACACCACCAGCGTTTTCCATGATGCCCTCGATTTAGCCCTTTCCTGCATATCCTGTACGAGCTCTTTCATCTTGGCCTCTATTTCTTCTATATCATTATAGACCTTTATGTATTTCTCGGAGGAATAATTACAGAACTCGTATTTCGGATCGAAAATTACGATGTCCCGGATACCGGCTAAGCGGGCGTATTCTATCGTGGATATGATACACACGGATTTACCGCTACCGGTAGCTCCGCAAATCAAGGCGTGAGGCGTGGAGTTGTTATCGAGATCCCACACCACGAGCCTTCCGAAGTTATCCGTTCCTATGGGAATCCTCATGCCGTCGATATACTTCTTGTCCCAGTACAAGGACTTGGTTCTTTTCTTCGGTGATTCTATGGAGAGGTAGGATTTTCCCTCATACACCATAAGCTCGTTACCCATCCTTATGGATGGCACGTCCAGTGCGTTCGCTATGTCTAGCTTGTATTTCATCACTGTCGTGATCTTTGTTCCAGCGGATACCTCTAGCAGATACGTGTCTGACGAGTACCCGTTAATCTCCTTGGCTACGTTCACGATCACCCCGAATGTCCGTAGGATATGTTCTATTTTCTCGCTGTTTGTCATATTACTATTGGATAAATCGTATTGAATGAATGAGGAAGCGTTCCTCTTGAACTCGGATATTACCTTGGGGTTTACCGATCCAAGGGAAGCGTCCCGTATTTTTTTCTGTCTCTTCGATATCAATTCCTTCTTTGACTCGGGCACGTTGAAATCATCGACCTCCGCTATCAGCGTCTTGGCCCAGAAATTATAAAGCTCGGCCCTGTCCACGAAGTTGTCGCTATCGTTGATCATGTACACGTAATCCGGATCGGACACGGCCTCTATCATCCTTTTTAGCGGCTCGTACAATATGGCCTCGTAAAGCTTCCTCGTGTCGTTATCGAGATTGATCACGAATTTCTTCAACTGGGAGGAGCCGTCCTTGTTTTTCGAGATCTTGTTCTCCACGAACCATACCTCGTCAACATTCTCCCCGAAGCGGGACTCATAGCACTTGACGTAGGTCATCGCCTGTTTCCCGCAGGTAAACGTTAGCTCCTCGTCATCGGTGAACTTGGCCCTTGACTTATGGTCTATGATGACCGTCCGACCGCTTTCCGTCCTTATCGCCAAGTCTAGCCTAGCGTGGCAGGGTAGGGGGATGTCCACCCCGTTTATCGTTACCCATTCCTCGCACCTTGATTCCACGGCGATTATCTCCTTGATACCGGAAAGATAGATATCCTTCTCCCCGTAGAAGTTATTGATAAGCCTCGTGGCGTTCTTGGTGGCCTCGATCTTGCATTCCTCTACGGTAGGTGTCGTTTTCTGTATCTTCCAATCATTCGGGTGTACCTCCTCTATGTATGAGAACGCTACCCTCTCCATTTCCGTGATCGGTATTATCTGCCCCTTGCGCTGTAGCTCCATGAAGAAATACTCCAAGGCCGAATGATAGGCGTTACCCGCTACCGTGCTGGAGGATGATCTGGATCTTTCCCGGTAAATCTCCCGTTTCTCGAACTCCTTCTCGTTCCGGGAGAAAGAGGCTACCTTGCTGTAACTCCAAGAGTCGATAAGGTAGTTTGATAAATGCTCCTCCAGCTCGGCGTTGGTATAGGATGAGTACTTGTTCATGGCATGTCCTCTTTGTTTTTGCCCTTAGACTGTCTCATCGCCTCCTTTTTTTGATCGACATCTTTCTTTGTCTCACGAATTGGAAGGATTAGATCGTTTACCGTGGTATCCCCGTCCTTTAACGCTTGTATGATCCCGATCAGCATGGCGATCTCGTCGGGGCCTATCTGATTGCTGGTCTGTTTGCCGCATAGCTTAATGACCTCCTCTTCCGTTATGGCGTATTCGTTCTTGAACTTGTTGATGATATTAGTTCTCGTTTTTAATATCTTGTCAGCGTCGGATAGATCCCCCGTGATGAATTTTTGGGCGGCTTGATAGACCCTGTCCACTATGGCCTTGGGGATAACGGCGAATACGGAATTGCGATAAGCTATGGAGTTGGCGGCGTTTCCCGTTACGGTAATCATGTCGTCTGAGTAACGTTTCCCCTTGCTATCCACTATGCTCCTGCGAACCTCGAACGCGGACGCTACATTTGTCTCCAGATCCCAGCATGTACCCCTGCTGATGATCTGCTTGTCCGTTATCTGGATAACCTTGGCCTCAGTCCTGATATTACCCCAATTGGATACGATTATCTTGGCGAGGTGTACGGATGGCCCAGTAATAGGTTTCCCTCCTCTTGGCAAGGCATAACTGCATGACCTTGCCGTGTCTTGATTCATCGTGGCCATTACCACGGAATTATCAATACTCCTTCTGATATCCCTAGGATATCTTTTCGCGGTCGCAACTTGTGAGTCCACGTTTGCTCTCTCAACCGCATCTACCTGTAAAATTTGTACTTCATGGCTTTCTGCTGGAAGTACCTCGTAACTGCTTGATTCCATGATTATTTATTTTGAATGATTTCCTTTACCAATATAAAGTGCTGGTTTCCCAATCTCGTTGATACCGATCGTCCTCGGATTCTGTTTCTTCCTCCCCGTCGTACTCCGGTTCGCCGTCGGGGTCTTTGATGTAGATGTCTCTCATGCGATCCTCCGATAAGCAATGCCTTGGGGCTATTGTATTTCTTTAAATACCCCTCCATCTAATTTGTAATATGTATCCGCCTTTATCTTCTCCCCGTCAACAAATTCCGTTTTTACGCAAACGGGGATATATCTTTGCTTTTTATCCGAATAAGACCATTCGGATAGTGTTATCCATGATCCTTTTGAGGCTTTTGCTACTGAGTTAATACCTGCGCACATGATGACACAGTCTTCGCCAGTGCTGTCAATCTTGGCACCGTAGCCGGACGAACCAATCTGGGCACCGTAGCCGGACGAACCAATCTGGGCACCGTTGCCGGACGAACCAATCTTGGCACCGTTGCCGGACGAACCAATCTGGGCATCGTTGCCGGACGAACCAATCTGGGCACCGTAGCCGGACGAACCAATCTTGGCACCGTAGCCGGACGAACCAATCTGGGCATCGTTGCCGGACGAATTATCCTTTATGCTTGTTTTCATTTTTTTAGGTGATGTGATCTCTTTTAGCCATTCGACTCCAAGATTGATCATGTCAGCCAATTTTAACTCTGCTTTTATTTTTATTTTCGAGGAGCAAATCTTTGTCCCTCTATCCTCCTTGGATATATTTCCATCTTGCTCTACTTCGCAAAATCTAGAGTCTATCATAGTATAGTGATCAAAAACATCAAACGGGCTTTCGCAAGCGTGAAACCCTCTGTTACACACCTTGATCTCTCCATCCATCTCATATTCCTTGCCTATTTCATATTGAAAATCCCGGCATTTTAAATTTTTGTCAAATCCCTTGTAAGATTTTATAGCAGCCATTTTATTTATCGTTTATTAGTTCTACAATGTCTTTTCTTATCTCTATCAATTCTTCTTTGCTAAGTGTCTTTAATTCGTCTAGGATATCGTCCTTCTTGGATCGGTTAGGCCTTGAAGGGGCTTGCACCACGTATAGTACTCTGAAATCATTTTTCTGATTCATAGGTCATGATCACGATTTGATGTACCACAATAAAGATTGATATCACCCCAAGGATCAAGAGGTGAATATTGAGAGGTTTTTCGTACCACTCAAATATTGACACTATTGATATCAGCCCTAGTACGGTAGCCGCGATCATCCTTAGCGAGAAGATGGTAATGCTCTTTATGGCCCGGAATATCTTCCAGAACCATGCTTGGTTTCTCTTTATCATATATATTGTTGTTTTTAAAATTCGGGAAAAAGGCCTCATGTCCTCACGGACGGAGACCTGCTTTGTAAATTGTGACTGATTTTCTGATTGAATAGCATCCGCTAGGGATGAAGCGTGCTCCCTGCCGGGCTTGAACCGGCGACCCTAAAGGCTCTGACCAACTGAGCTAAGGGAGCGTTTGCCGGGGAATCCCACCCCGGCACAGTTTAATAATAACTAATATCTAATTGCCTGCCTCACGGCGGTATTGTAAGGTCTTGGTAGCTTTATTACACATAAACATGTCAAACAGTGCAAATGGTTTCGTCCCGCCTCCGGTCTCGCTCCGGAACCTGCGAGTCTTAGGCTCTCTTGGCGGGAATAGTTGCGGTCTTGGCTAAATTGCCTATCTTTAGGCCGTTAAACAAAAAAACTATATGGAATTAAAAGATTTTATTAAGGAAACGTTACTACAGATCGCTAGTGGCGCAAGACTTGCGGATGATGAATATCGAAAACTTGGAAATGGTGGAGTAAATCCTGAAGGAAAATTTCATTTAGAGGGTATTCCACACATCCTATGCCCGGGAGTAAATGATAAACATGATATCTCTAAGCCTGTCGTATCCGTTCAATTCAAGTTGAATGTCCAGATTGAGGAAAAGACCCAAATAGAAGGGAAGATCGGTGGCATATTAAACGTTATTTCCGCTTCTTTCGGAGGATCAAAGGAAGATACAAACAAATCCGTTCAAGAGATTTCTTTTTCCATTCCCGTAGCCTTGCCGTCACGCTCTTCGGCTTCGGGCAGATAAAATCGTAAATCCTTTGGGCCGAGTTGATAATGTCTTCCGGTTTTGCCATGTTAAAAGGGTCTCGGATGTATTCTAAACAGTACATCCGAATCTCCTTATCTGTTTTTGGATAGTAGTCCATATTTTTTATATAATTGCCATTGAATAGATTATAGACACCATGGATTATTTATTGAGCAAAGGAACTCCCTGACCTTCTCGGAGGCAATGGTAGCTTCTTCCTTTGAGGGGAAAAGGTTACCCGCTTCCTTGAGCAGCTTGATACCCGTCTTGCCCGGCCCTCGATTGTTGAAAATGCCCGATACCGGCTCCGGAAGGAAATCTCCTTCCCTTAGATACCATAGGTCGGTGTTTTGGATGGAGGAGTTACCAGTCTTCCCTTTATCACCTGTCATTATCCAATCGTAAACGGCCTTATGATTTGGATAGGAACGGTTTACGCAATCGCAACGTATCATGTAATCCTCATGATTTCGATTCTCCTTTAGCCAATCGAAAAGTTCCTCCATTTTCCCTACCGGTTCTTGCCCGATGAGGGCTAGAATGTCTCTCTTGATCTTAATATCTTCCATGTCTTTCTTTTTTTAGTTCGTTCCCGGAAGCCGATTCGATCAGCGGCTCTCGCCTCCAGTCCGGGATATATTTTTCAGAGGACAGGGTTAACCAATGCTGGATCATAACACCCCAAGGAACATCCTCTATATAATACATTAATATAAATATGTAGACTCCAACATCGGAACCGATTGAACTGCATCGGGAGCGGGGATCATCATCCCTTCCGGTATCTTCGACTATCATAACCTTACCGCCATACCTATATCTCTTACGTATATCCTCTTATGGGGATAAGGATTTATTCACTAAGTCAAAGAACTCTTTTTTTTAGTAGCCCCACCGGTAATCGAAACCGGATATCTCCTTTAGGGGAGGAGCGCTCTATCCGTTGAGCTATGGGGCTTTTGTATTTACATATAATCTTGTTGGTTTTCTGCGGCTTTTAAAAGCTCTGTCATGAGATACTCTATACTTTGGGGACGTTGGAACGCTCTCACCCTTCCTTGCTCTCTCCATCTTTCTACATTAGCCCTACCGAATCTTTGGAAAGCCTTGTTCTGAGATATGTAGACCATTGGTTCCTCTTTTATCTTGTGCGCCTCCAAGAATCTTAGATAATGGAGTTGGGAGGCTGATATATCTACCATCATATGCGTTATTTTAATCTGGTTACTATTATGTAATCAAAGCATCCATTTTCAGTGCAGGTGAAAGAATATCCTTTTTGGTTAAGCCATTTTATGGAGGACCTGACCCCAGATGGCTTGACATATTTGTTCGGGATCGCTCTAGACTCTCCCTCTTTCAACGCTAATAGACTACCTTGCAAGTCTATTTTCATCTTAAAATCAATCTGTTGTATTTCCATTGTCATAAATGTTTGTATCTTTGCGACTTGATACCTAAATGAGCGGTATGCAAGACTGGTTAATTATTATAACGCGAATATACACTGGATTAGTGTATTGTCAAAATATTTGTGCATTATTTTAGTGTATAAATATATGCTTAAAAGCATGTTTGTTGTATTGTTTGTCGTATGTTTTTGAATATTATATTGTTATATATATGGATGCAAGAGGAATATTGGAGTTTATACTTAAAAAGGAAGGGGTTACTTATTATAAGTTGTCAAAGATGATGGGTTTGCCACGTGTACAGCCTTTATATAATATAAGGGATGGGGCTGTTAAGAGTATAACAAAGAATTATGCTCAGAAAATAATTGAAGCATTTCCAGACTCAGGTTATACTTTGGCTTTTTTAATGACAGGGGATGAGAGTCTTATCAATACTACTAAAATGTTAGTGTCTGAAGATAGCAATGTCTCTATGGCTGTAATTGATAGGGTTATTATTATTCTTGATGACAAGAAGTTGTCAAGAACAGCGTTTTCTAAGTTGATAGGCATGCCCCAAACGACGGTAAATAATTATATTCTAGGTATAAGGTCTATCTCATTTGAGTTCGTAGAAAAAATATTAGAGGCATTTCCTGATATTTCAGCTGAGTGGCTTATGCGTGGAAAAGGCAATATGTGCATATCTGGACAGGAATCGTATCTCGTATCAGATTTCGACATTGAACTTATCAAGCAATCCTTGAGGTTCAGTCAAGACACTGTGGAAAAACAAAGGATAGCTATAGCTGAGCTGGAAGATGAGATATTGAGGTTGAAAGCGGAGAACGCCGCATTGAAAAAAGGCATGACTGTCTCTACAGATGAATCCAAAGATTTTGCTGGATAGTATATATAGTGTATTATGAAATATAGATCGAAAGAGACCAGACTAAAAGAGCAAGCCTCCCAATATTGGGGGTTAATGTACAATGCTTCCCCTTGTCTTTCCGAGAGATACCCGGATGCCATAAAGGTGGATGTGTACATAGAGATGGAGTTCATCTCGGCAGTTGCCCATTCGAAAGAGGAGAGGCATATTGAGATAAGGCCAAGCGATAAGTTATACTTACACTTGAATTGCGCCAATAATGATTGCACGGGATCCGGGTTTGACTTGACGAGCTTAGTGCGGAAGAGCCTTGTCGAAAGGTCGGAGATATCCGGTCGGCTCCAATGCGATGGAAAAGAGGACTGGAAATATTACGGCCATAACGGTTGTTCCTGTCAGACTACTTTGGATTACAGGATTCTTCCGCTATTCTTTTCAGCAGCAGTGTCTGACGAACCATGACATCCTGTATGATCTGCCCGGATGCGTCCAGGCGTTCAAAGATAGGTTCGAGCGTTTTTTTGTCCTTGTCGGGCCAGCAGAAAGCCGAATATATGTCTAATGACGTTTGCTTAATATCGCAATACAGCTTAGTGTATTTCATCATCGCTTGTATGTACGACTCGGCGATTCTCTTGTCTACTGCGCCATAATGGGGGATGAATATCTTATCGGAATCTTTTCTCATATCAATATTTCTTCATTTTTGTACTATTTTCTGTAAATATAGAAGTACGCAGTGTGTGCATGACGATAAATATTACTTTTAATATATTGAATAGTGTTGTACAACATGTAGAATATGAAATCCATATCCTTTGTCTATTTTGTTATAAATAGACATAAAAAGTCAATAGAGGTATGAATGAGGATTTATTTGAGAGACAGTTAGCTGTTATAATGGCTAGGTTCTCTGAGTTTGAGAAAAGGAGCGAGAAACAGTTGTCAAATCATGAGAAGCGACTGAATGATTTAGAAAAAACAAATAAAGATGTGAAGATTGTATCTCTCCCCTTTGTTAATAATGAGTTAAATAAAGTTAATGGGGGGGGGGGGGGAACTCCTTATTCAAAGAATTACATATTAGCTTAAAGAGGAGGCGGATTTTACATCTTACCTCCTCTTTGCGTTAAGAGAAAACTTTTGTTATAACTTTCTCATTGAGTTTGTCTATGGGATCGTACGATTTTCTAATATATCCTTCTGTGACCTTATGCGCTGACGCATGATTTAATGAGAAAGCCACGAGTTCCGTGCTTGCTCCGCAATCATTTTGCGCTATCGTGGCCCATGAGTGGCGGAAAACATAAGTTGACAATGGAGTGTTGATGCCTGTCGCCTTCATTATCTCTTTACATCCCTTGTCGATGCAATAAATGAAGTTCTTCTCGACATTATATCTGTCCGCAAAAGAAAATAGTTTCTTGTTCCCCTCATATTTAGAAAATAATGGTCTGATTATCTCAGGAACCTTTATCTCCATATAGGCCTCATAGTCGCTTTTGTCACGGGTCTTTTTTCGTTTATATTTCAATGTCCATCCATCTAGGCAGGATTTCTCCATGTCATATAGGTCTGCGGCGTTAATACCTGCGAGACAAAATATCAACATGCACACGTCCTTGGCTATGGTCATGCGTGAGGGCTGTTTCTTTATAGTATCTGGAGTGTTGCAGGAAAAGAAGGTCTTTAACACGTCGATCTGTACGCTTCTCTTTTCTGCTCTCTTGTTCTTCGGGATCTTTATCCGGGAGAATGGGTTGTACTTGATCGGGACGATGTCGTTATCATAGTCATTGTACTCATTCATCGCTGCGGTTATCATGGTCTTGATACATGTCGGGTAAAGGTTTCTCTTACGGGGGGATTCCATCATGGATTCGATCCATTCGAGAAGCTTTTTCGATGTAATATCCCTAAAAAGCAAATCATCTTTTCCGATGAAACTTCTTAGGTTGTTGTACGCTAATTTATAATTGTCGGCTGATCTCTCCCTGTTGTCGTTGATCATCTGCCTAAGGTATTTATTGGCGAATTCGGAAAACGATAGATCTTTTTCTTCGGAGGTCAGCGTTTCCAATAGTCTCTTGCAGTCCATGCCGGATGTGTTGATGTTATTGCATTTCGCCGCATATTTATCAATAAGGAAGAGGCATTCTTTCAACACGAATCTATCAGATATTTCGATCTTGGCTTTTCCGGTATTCGTGTATACCTTTTTCAATCCTTTATCGTTTACGATGAAATTTGTCTTGATATACTGTATCCCGTAATTATGGGATAGCCTTATGTAGACCGGATAATACCCGTCCGATCTCTTGTTCCTGATACATGGTGTGAACTGTGCCATATCTTTTGTAAGAATTTTGTAATACTGGATGCAAATATAACAAGGTTTCGCCATGAAAATGTTTAATAAAAAAACGCTTAAAAGGATGTATGAAAACAGAAAAGGCCTTACAGATTAACTGTAAAGCCTTAATAATCAATTGATTTTTCTGCGGAAGCGGGGGGATTCGAACCCCCGGTACCCTTACGAGTACGTCAGTTTAGCAAACTTTAGGATTGTATTTGATAATCAGTTTGTTATGCGTAAACTGTAAGACCAATGTAAAAACTTATCACTTTTATATTATTTAACAATGCTGTGAAGGCTATTTACTTCTTTCTAGTAAGAGTTTAGATACACGTACTTGTAACTGCTGCAACTCAAGATTGCTCAACCCTTCAAGCTCTACATTTGCAATCTTTACTTTCTTGTTGTTCTCGTCAAAGGAATTTTTCCTCTCCTCCAAAAGAGCGGTTACTAACTCGTCTATTTGATCTTTGATTTTCTCTCCTTTTAACTTGTAATCCGTTGTTCTTGCCATGATATTAGTTATTTAGTTAAACACTATACAAATTTAGGGAATATCCACGATACAATGATTGTCATTCCTTATTTTCTTTCTCTTTTTCCTCCAAGACCTTTTTAAGTTGATAGAGGCTTATGATATCATATTCAAATGTGGGATTTTCCCAGTTTCTTCGGACGGAGTTCGTTTGTACAGCAATGAATTTATGGAGGTCAAATATGTATTGACACGGGCTTAACCGGATCTTGTTAAATGTTATCTCGTAGTTGTCAAACCACGCAAGCAATTGTTTAAGTTCCTCGTTCATGGTATATAAATGATTAACACCCGCGAATATAAACAAAGCCGTCCAATCGTAGAAGAAAGGACGGCTTAAAGTACGGATTAGCATTTATTATTCCGTGTCATCTTCGGATAAGTCTCTTAACTTGTCTTCCACGGAGTCTCTTTTCTTGTCCACTACAGCGTCTATATCCACGGATTGCAAGGATGGGACGATGTATTTGACTAGCTGGGTGAAAGCCGCTACCTTATCTTTTGGCTCCAGCTCCTCGAAGGCCTTCTTGATCTCTTCTCTGTTGGATGTCAACAGCTCCGAGATGAAAGTCCTTATCTCTCCCGTCTTCTTGTTTGGAGTGCCTTTGGCCCTTCCTCCTAGCCTTCCTCTCCCGTCGTTCTTTGGTCGTGCCATACTGAACTAGTATTTAATAGTTTATCTGAAAGTCGATTTTTATTGTTATGGGGCAAAGCTACACGTCTAATTTTGAGGCATAACGATAAAAATCATTTTATGGGAATAATAGGTAGTGTAGTGGGTGGTCTGGCTGGCATAGGTGGGGCCATAGGAGCCGGGATAGCCGGACGTAAGGCTTACAAGAAAAATATGGGGATACTGAATGACATGAGGCAGGATTCCCAAAATTGGTATGACAGGGAGTATAACTCGGATTTCACCCAAAGGGCGGACGCTCAAGCCGCCCTTAACAACGCACGGCGAATCCTTGACGAGAGATACAGGAGGGCGGAGGGTGCCGCCGCCGTTGCGGGCGCATCCGATGAGTCCGTGGCCTTGCAGAAACAAGCGGCCAACGAGGTCTTGGGGGACGTGACTAGCGATATCGTAGGCCAAGCCGAGGCTTATAAGGAGGGTGTGCGTAACAATTATGTCAACCAGCAGACCGCATTCAACCAAGCGGAGATGGATTTAAACTCTAAAAAGGCGGCGAACGTGGCCACGCAAGCGGCGGGATTGGCTACGGCGGCTGGAGGTCTTGGCGACGCTTTTGGCGATGGCGTTTTAAGGAGCACAAAACTTGGTAAATGGGCGGGAGTGAAGTGATATGGCTGGAAGAATAGATTTAGTAGAGGAAGAGAGGAGGAGAAACGCCCAAGCCGTGGCTCCTCAAGCTACGTCCGGTGCGAGCGTGCCGGCACAGGTACCTGTATCCCAGCCCGTGGCGCAACCACAGCCTCAAGTACAATCTCCGGCACCTGTTCCCGGTACGGTGGGAACGGCTATACCGGATGTGGGGACCGTCCCGTTGCAGGCCCCATCTTTAACGCAAGCGCCGGTGAAACCAGAGGCAACCCCGTTGTCCATGTATGACAAGTTCGCGGATATGACAGCTGAGCAAGCCATTAACACGGGTGAGATAACCCCGCAAGGATATTGGAACATACAAAGCGAGGCGATCAAGGCGGGTAAGCGTGATCCTTACTCCACGGAGGAGATTATCGAGATGATGCGTACGAGCGATCCCGAGTACGAGACGGGCGAGCAAAGGGCGAGACGTGAGAGGAACGACCGGGCGAGCCGTGCCATAACGGGGATAAGCGACCTGATAAGCAACATAGCCGGAATGGTGGGGACGGCCAAGGGATCGAGTCCCGTGATCGTGAACAATCTCGCTCCCCTTGACGCTAGGCAACGTGAGATAACGGAAAGGAGAAACGCCTTGAAGAGGAAATACGATACGTTGCTCACGAACGCCAAGATGGGTGAGATAGCCTATCAACGTGATCTGGAGGCGGCTAGGCAAAAGGCGCAGAGGGATTATCGTTTGAAGCTGGCCTTGAAGGATATTGACGCTAGGATAAGGAAGGGCGAGATCGATCAAAAGCAAGCTAACGTAATGACATTGGAGGCGTACAGGCAAGCGAACAGAATGGCTACGGAGCAATTCAAGGCGGAGAACCGATCCAAGGAAGAGGCGGCGAACCGAGCGAACCAGATAAAGGTCGCTAACATAAGATCTGGTGGTTCTGGAGGAGCGAAGGATATTGTACTGTTTGGTCGAGATAATGAAGAGTTTCGTATACCTAGAGATAAGGTGGACGGATTTGTTACAGCGGCCTATCAAGCCATGAAGGATTTGATTGCTAAAAAAAATAAAGAAATTGAGCAGGACTCTTCCTTGACCAAGGAAGAAAAAGAGAATCTAAAATTATCAGATATAGATGATATTAAACTTGTGATGGGTGAGGGCGGTGATCAGATAAGCAAAGCGAGAGCGATAGTTGGTAGACGGCTAGCTGATTTCCCGGAACTGTATCCAATGCTAAAAGGCATGCTTGAGGATCGTTCTGATAGTTATAAGAATATCAATCTGAATGATGATGCAAAAGAAAGTGTAAACGAAAAATACAAGTGGATTCATGGACTCTAACATAAAACATTTATATGATACGATGATAAGCCGGGGCTATACTGGTCTTGGTGATTTCTCAAACTTTGAGGGGAAAATGAAAGATTCTGGGAAAAGAAAATTGGTTTATGATCATCTGATGCAGGATGATTATTTCTCTGAGATAGGCGATTTCTCCAAATTTGAGAGTGCCCTAGGGTATTCGCCCGTTGAAAGGAAAGATTACGTTTCTCAGTCAAGAGCTAATCCTGCTCCTATCGCTTTAAGACAAGAGGCTGACGTGCCTATGAAGGATCAATCGGAATACGTTAATCCGTGGACGAACTCACCTGATTATAATTTTGAGTCCTTGCGTAAAAAAGGAAAGATTGAGACCGCTACTCCTCCACCTCCTACGGAGTATGAGAAGGATTCTTCTTTCATGAATAGTTGGGTAGCGGATTTCATTCAGCGTACCGGAGGCCAAGGATTGAATCTTTTAGGTGGAGGATTCGGTTTCTTGGATAAGGCGGCAAAAGATGTCTCTAATATGGGCCTTGGTACTTATGGAGGAATGTTTGGTGACTCTGCTAAATTGCTTAAGGAGGCTGGTCAAAAACTCATGGATAAGGGTGATAGGCACAAAGAGAAGAGTTTCACGGATCTATGGAAAGAAGGTGATTACACCGGATCAATTAGCAACTTGTTCATGGAAGGAGGTTCTATGATCATTCCACAAATAGCTGCAGCTATGGCTACAGGTGGAACTAGTGCGGCCGGTTTGATGGGAGCCTCCGTATATTCGGATAAGCTGGATCAACTCGATGAGTCAAATCCGGATATGCCAGAATTGGCAAAGAGGGTCAATGCCATATCTACATCCGCTTTTGAATTATTATCCGAGAAACTTTCATTGGGTCCGGTGGTTAAATGGCTTAAAGGCGTATATAACTCAAAGGGAAAGGATGTCGCTCAAAAAGAACTAGCTGGAGCCATAGAGAATATGCTTGGCAAGGCTTATAAAGATGCGGGATTATTGTTTGCACCCGTATGGGAAGGTGTCACGGAGGCCGCTTCGCAGATTGCGGAGAATATTACGGACAAGGTAACCGGGGCTGATCCCGATAAAAATATATCTGATGGCGTATTTGAGGCTTTCGGATATGGAGTTGCTGGTGGCGCTCCAATAGGTTTGATCGGATATGGGAAGAATAAGTATGATAATTACAAGTATAATAAAATGTCTTCTCCAGAACCTTCTACTAATTCATCTAAAACAGATCAAGGCGTTAATACTCCTCCTCAATTCACTAAATCTATAATTGACGATGCCTTTGAGCAAGGACGTAATATGAGTGATAAGGGAGATCTTAGGGATTTATCCTTACAAATGGAAGCTTCGAGGACTGCTCTAACAGAAAAAAATCCAAATTTGGCTATAAGAATGGAGCAGTATATAGATAATGGAGCGAGTGAGAACCAAATAAATGAGATGCTTAAAGGTGTAGATAATGAGACAAGAGAATTAGCTTATGATTTCTATATTAACACCCAGAAAATTAAAGGGGTAGAAGATAAATCGATAGAAAATATTAATAACGAAGTGGATTCTTATATGTCTGATAATATTATCCCCTATGTATCGATAAGTCCTAATGGGAGACAAGTCATATCTACCGCTACGTTCAAGGAAGGACTTGAGAACAAGAAAGTTTATATAAGGAGCATAAATGGGGATAACGTCATTATCTCGGATAACGGAAATAATCGTATGGTTCCTATGAGTAGTTTGAGCGATATAGAGGAAAATGACGTGGAACAAATAAGGAACTCTTATCGTCAACAATTATTGGTTACTCGCCAGTCCGAGCTTGATATGGCCATGAATCATAATCCCAAGACGCAATTACCAAAGCCGGGATTGGTCATATGGAACGGTGATAACGCATTTATCCTTCAAGGACAGGACGAGAACGGCGATTGGATCGCTCAACCGGCCGCTTTGGACAAGGAGACGGGACAGGTAGCGCCGAAGGCGGGATCAGCTCCGGCTATGCCTATTACGGAGAGGGATATTCTTGCTCTTCAAGACGCCATGTACGATTCTCAACAAGCTAATGAGGTATCGCAAGATATTGATAATGTTGCCAGTGTTGATTCCGATATAACTTCTGTATCCCCTGTGTCCGATACAATTACCCTGCCAACGAGCGAGATCGAGACGGAAGGTGCCATTGATCAGATAGCACAACCTAGTAATGTAGAGGCTCCTTCCATGGTCATGCGAGAAGATGGTACGCCTGATTTCGTATCGTCAGGTACGGATATGACCTTGGATTTCCTCTATAATAAATATGGCGATAAGATGCCAAGGAAGATCGAGGTGACGAGAAAGTCTTTCGATGAAAGCCTTAAAAAAGCGTCTGATGCCTTGGAAAAGGCGCAAGAGGCATACGATGATGCCCCTATCGGAAAAGAGGATAAGGTCGAGACCGCACTGATCAAAGCCAGACAAGAGTATGATGCGATCAAGGTCGAGGCTGATTTCTGGGCTAATCTTGATGATGATATCAAGGAGGCCAGCAAGAAGCCGGGTGATGTCATAGCAAAGGAGATCTCCGTGATGGGTGATCCTATGAGCGGAGAGGAGCTTGCGGCCATGATGCTGGCTAATGGGGCGATCAAATTGACACGTGACACTTACAAGAAAGAGACGGGTGCCGGTAATAATGAGACTGCAAGGATGTTCGGATTGTTCGCCTCTCCGGAGAAAGGCGGTGTTAATATAGAGAGGGCAGGTGAGATATTGGAGCTTGCCGATAGGGAGAATGGCACTAACTTCTTCGATGAGAACGATACGAACGCCGGAAGGGACGCTATCATAGAGGTCTTGTCTTCCGCTCATACACGTGGAGACTTGATCGATTATGTCAAGCGGAACCGTGAGGCGATCGCTGAGCGTGAGAGACAGGCCGAGTACAACGCTTACGCTGAGTGGTGCGAGGAGAATTATCATATGTCTCCGGAGGAATACGAGGCGTATGAGGACGACTTGCGCAAACAGGCCGAGATTGTCACTGAGGAAACAATAGAGTATGTGAATGGCGAGATTGCGGACGAAATACAGGCCATAATTAATGAACAAAGTGAAATAGACGCTATCTTAGCGCAAAATAATGAATCAAATGAAGAGATTGAACGAAATGACGAAGGAGGAACTGGCGGCTTACTTGAGGGAGGCGATCAGTTATTGCAAGGAGAACAAACTATACAGGCCGGGCGAGTTGGAGAGATTAAGCAAGGACACACGGGAGTTGATGGCCGTGTCGATCGCACGGATGGAGCTGCACAAGAAGGCGCATCCATTATAGATAAAATACGATATAGTTCTCCTGTAGAGATAACAGGAAATGAGATATCTCCAAGCGAAGACTTAAGAGAGTATAAGAAAAATGCTTTGGAGTATGGGAAATCTCTAAGGGGTGAATATATAAACAAGGATTCCGGTAAAACAATATTCTTGGGAAAGAACGCTATCAAGGAAGTATTGCACCATGATTATAAGAATGTGGAACAACTTCAAAGTATAGCGGCTATTCCTAAGATAATAGAGAACGCTATTTTTGTGACATCACAAGAAAATACGGACTCAAAGGTAAATGCGGAGTCTTTTGATTATTATGTATGCGGATTAAGGATCGGAGACGTTGATTATACGGTTCGTGCAGTTTTCGTAAAACCTAAAGATGGTGATAGGTATTATGATCATAAATTGACTAGAATAGAAAAAGGGAAATTGATTGATTCACTATTCGGGACAACTCCCGGTTTTAATCAAACGACTTCCCTCGTTTCTGGAAGCGAAGATAAGAAATTGATTTCTATCTTGCAAGATAAAGTGTTTGAAAAAGATGCGAAAGAGGCTAAATCTTTTGTCGCCCCTTCCCCAAAGGAGAATGAGAACCCCTTGGACTATGCCGAGCGCATAGTGGAGGCTAAGAGATTGCACGATGAGGAGCTAAAGGTTGACACTAACCCTTCCGAGGCGCAGAAAGAGGCCGGGAATTACAAGAAAGGCCATATAAAGATAAACGGTTTCGATGTCACCATAGAACAGCCCGCCGGTTCCGTCCGTTCCGGTAAGGATGCTAATGGAAAAGAGTGGTCTGTTACCATGAACAACACTTACGGTTACATTCGAGGTACTGAAAGTGTGGATGGTGATCATATAGACGTATTCTTAGGTCCGGATATGAATAGCGACATGGTGTATGTCGTGGATCAGGTGAATACTGATGGTTCATTCGACGAGCATAAGGTTATGATTGGATTCTCTTCCTTGGAAGACGCTAGGTCCGCTTACTTGTCAAATTATGAGGACGGCTGGCAAGGGTTAGGCAACATTACCGGGGTAGCGTTGGATGGGTTCAAGAAATGGATTGATTCCTCGACCCGGAAGACCAAGCCGTTCTCTGAATATAAAGGAATTAAACGGGAGGAAGATATTGCCCCCCGAAAAGTAAAGAAATTGTCTTTGGTTGATAAAGACGATTATATTACCTCCGCAGAGCGGAAGCATATAAAAGCGTTTCTGGAGAGTGGATTGAAAGAGGCAAGGGTAAACAACTCTATCTATGAGATTTCTAATATTGGTGATGATGGTGTTTATGAGATCGTAAGGCGGTTTAACTATACCGATCCATTGACCTTGGTGAAAGACGAGAACGGTAAACTAGTTAATAAGCGAGGGGAGGGTGAGCATGTTATAAGGGTAAAGCCCACTTTTGAGGAGACGAGGCCGGATAGTGATGTTCGTTTTCGTTCTATAGGTGAGAAAGGTGCTGCTAATTTAAATAAGGCTGAAACTATTGAATCCTCAATCAACGATTGGTCTTCCAAGTTTAATACCCCGGTCAAGGTAATCCATGACGTGGACGATATAACCGATACGGATGAGAATATGTTGGCCCGTAAGAGAGATTCCAAAGGCTGGTATGATACTTCTACCGGGGAGATAGTCATAGTATCACCTAATTCCACGTCCGTAGGTGACGCTCAAAGGACTTTCCTCCATGAGGTGGTAGGGCATCATGGGTTACGTGAGCTATTCGGGGATGATTTCGATACTTTCCTTGATAACGTGTATCGGAACGCCAACGAGGATATCCGGGAAAATATCATTGACCGGACTAAAGGCAATCCTCTTAACTTGCGTGAGGCTACAGAGGAATACATCGCTGAATTAGCGGAACGTGGTTTCGATAACAAGGTCGATCGTTCGTTATGGGAAAAGATCAAGGACGCTTTTCTTGATATGTTGAGAAAGGCAGGTATTAGCCTTGATTTCAAGTTATCGGATAATGACCTCCGTTATATTCTCTGGAGAAGCTATAAGAACTTGGAGCAAGGGAACTTGATGGATGTGGCCGAGGATACGGTAATGAGGAATGATTTGGGTGTCGGGGATTTTTCTGTTCGGTTTAGGGAAGCGAAAACAGAGGTGGAGAATGAAGAACCTTTGAATAAGGAAATGGTTGACGCTTGGGATAAAGTGGCATCTTCAGACAGTTTTAAGTTCAAGGAGGCTATGGTTGATTCTTTAACAGCTATAGATGAGTTCTTGAAATTATTGGCCAAGAAAACCAAATCGAAGATACTGGATTACGAGAACCCATATTACGCTCTTATAGCCTTGTCTTCAAAGAATAAGGCGGATATGGATAGTTTCGACTCTAAATTCCTGAATCCTTTGAATGAGGCTATAAGGGCATTGATAGGTGATGTCTCTGAGGTGTCCAAGAAAGGCTTAAGAAGAACTTGGGATTGGTCTAAAGGGCCATTAAGGGATTTGGTTAAATATGTACAATCTAAACACGGTATCGAGAGAAACCGTGATATGTCCGTAAGGGATGGCATAGAAACTCTTAAGGCGTTTGACGTGGACGCTTTGTCTAAAATGGGGGTTATTTCCGAGTCTGATCTTAAAAACGCTAAAAAAACAGCGGAAAAGGTTGCGGAGGAAAAGGGGAGTGAGGCTTACAAAAAGACGTATGACAAGGTTCTTGGCAAGGAACTAAAGAAAGGTGTTGATAAAGGTAAGGCTGAGCGTTCTGCTGAGATAGCCGCCGATTATCGGCAATCATTTGTCAAATCCGAGATCTATAACAAGGAGATGGATAAATATAAAGAAAAGGTGACCGGAACGTTGATTGATAGGTGGGAAGATTCAAAGAAAGATATCCTTAAGAAGGGTCTAGCGTGGGACGAGGAACAAAAGGAGTTGGATCGAGAGGCATTGTCATTCCAATGGAAGTTAGGCGATAATTCTTATGGTGTGATTCTAGGAAAGGACTATAGTGGTTTGTCTTCAGTGTTTAAGCCTTCGGAGGATGGGGCGAATAAAGATAAATGGCTTTCTGACGCTTATGATTTCGTGAGAGATTATGAGTCTACCCACAATATGGTTTTGGTCGATAATCTATGGGATAAGGTTCATAACGTGTCAGAGTATACGTTAAGGAGGCAGTATGAGTCCGGGCTGATAAGCAAGTCCTATATGGATAAGAACCTTTCCCGGTTTAAGTACTTTATCCCGTTGAGAGGTTTCTCCGATAATATTGCCTCCGATGTTTATGATTACATAGACGCTACGGAGATAAAGATGGGAAACCCAGTGAAGACCGCAAAAGGACGTATCTCTGAGGCTGATAATCCTTTCGCTGGTTTGATACACGTTGGATACGGATCTATTACCGCAGGAAATAGAAACTTGGCGAAACAACGTTTTCTCAATTTAGCTAGCAATCATGACACTGGCGGTCTTATTACCATAGATAATATCTGGGTTCGAAATGTCGGTACCGAGGAAAATCCGGAATGGGTGGAGTCCATTCCGCAAATACCGGATAACGCTTCTGGCGAGGAAGTGGCCAAGGCGGTGAAAGATCATGAGGAAATGATGAGAGAACTTAGAGAGGAAGGTAAGGCTGAGCTGATTAAAGGAGGTCGATCGGATATACCATATAAAACATTGTATGACCAGAGAAGCCAGCATCAGGTACAGGTTTTCGTGGGAGGTAACAGGTATGTCATGACCGTTAATGGCAATCCCCGATTGGCGCAAGCGGTAAATGGATTGACGAATCCGGACGTGAAGGATGATCTCGCTTACGTCGTAGCTAGGAACTTGAAAACATTTATGGCCGGAGCTTTTACGTCCAAGAACGTGGCGTTCTCGTTTGCCAACTTGATAAGAGATACGCCTTATGCCAATAACTCCGTGTTTGTGACGGAGAACTTTAGGTATTTCAAGGATTTTTCAGGGAACCAGAGGCGAGCGTTATTTGGACTTCGGAGTTTAGGTCGTAATCTGTATAAATACAAAAGGGGAGAGATCGATATTTCTGATAAGGAACAGGCAATATTTAAGGAGTTCATGGATAATGGAGGGGCTACTGGATATACGTTCGTGGAGACGCAAAAAGAATACGCCAAGGATTTAGCGAACAAGTTAGAGAAACTTTCGGATGGTAATATTGGGAAGTTATCCCCAAAAGAACTAGTCTCTACTGTATTTGAGTGCTTTGAGTTCATGGGTAACGTAGCGGAACTTGTGAACCGATATGCGGCGTATAAGACAAGCCGGGAACATGGAAGATCCATTGACCGGTCAATCAATGATGCCAAGGAGGTATCGGTTAACTTTAACAAGAAAGGTGCCGGAAAGAAAACGAAGAGCGATAAATGGTATATTAACACAGCGGCGTGGATATCTGAGTATGGAAGAGATTGGGTGTTGTTCTTTAACGCCGCCGTTCAAGGCATGTATAAGGAATATTCCATGCTGAGAAATCATCCAATTAAAGGAATAGGTTCCCGTATAGCCCCACTAATATTCATGGGATCGTCTGTTTCGTTGCTCAATAATCTGTTTATGCCTATGCTCTTCGCTTATTTGGGATGGGATAGCGATGATGATGATAGGGATTATTTTGATTCATTGAGCGATCATGAGAGACAGAATAATATATGTATTCGTTTGACTCATGGTCGTTGGCTCAAGATTCCGTTATCTCCGGAGCTTGCCAATTATTTCAAGATCGGAGATATAATTGCCGGGCAATTATCTGGTAAAAGGGAAGTGGAGGCTATGGATGTCGTTAAGACAGGGATTGATATGGTATCCCCGTTAAACATAAACTGGGAGTATGATAGTTGGAAGTTCGCTCTAAATCTCCTGCCTACGGTGGTTCAGCCCATCGCCCAAAACGCCTCTAACGTGAATTTTATGGGTAATCCTATCTATAAGACCTTGATGAATAAGGCTAATGATTATGATCCGGAGTACACCAAGGTCTACAGGAGTACCAGTACCACCATGGTCGAGTTGTCGAGGGCACTCAACTCGTTGACGGGGGGCGACGATGTCAAGAGAGGTCTGAGCTTTAATCCGGCTACTTGGCAGAACATTTTTTCTGGATATACGGGAGGTTTTGGTACCGTAGCCTTGGGGGTGTCTGATTTAGTCCTTGATATACTGTCCGGAGAGGATGGAGATATGCCAGTGAGTCGTTATCCACTGTTAAGCCGTTTCTTGACCGGAGGGGACAAGGATTTGAAGCTGAGCCGGATGAATTCCATATATAACAAGAAGGTCGTAGACTTTGTCTCGGAAATGGATCATGATTACAAAGGGTATCTAGAGAAGTCCATGGACCCATCTATCAATATTCTTGACAGGGCAGAATATATCGTAAAACTTGAGAAGTTTATGAAAAGTGATGATTTCAAGAAATCTCAAGAATTATCTCAATACGTGAGAGCCATATCCGATATGGAAAGGTTTCTTCGTGAGGTAGGTAGCGATAATGATTCTTTGGAGAACCAAGTGTACGAGCTGAAGCTACGAGCGTTGGAGATATTTGAGGATTCAGATGAGTGAAAAGATAGCGGGTGGCGTTTGGTGTCACCCGCTATGTATAATTTTTTCATTTTATTGAAATATATTACCAAGAAGCCCTAGCAAAAGAACAATTATTGATATGTAAGCAAATTCCTTTAAGGAGGTTTTTTGTCTAAATATCAACTTGAATAAGACTGCTAATGATGAAATAAAGAATGCTCCCAGTGTATATCCTAGAGGAGTGGATATTAAAAATATGTAATGACCTATGCTTTGTGGTTTTTCCTTGCTTATATCGTATAGATAAATTATTAAAAATAGAATATATAGTATGATCCATTCCTTATTTTTCAAAAATGCCAACTTAGATGGTTTATCTGGTTCTGCTTTCTTTGAATTTACCTCATTTAAAATCGTATAATGTTTAACCAGATCGCCTTCTGTATGTTTAAGATGATCTTTTATAAACATATCATTATTTCTATTATTATTTTCGCTTGGTGCCTGATCTGTCTTGTTCAACGATGCATCGTATTGATTTCTCTTTTCAGTGTCAGATAATGTCTCATACGCCTCTTTGATTATACGGAACATGCTATCGTCACTGATTCCTTTGTTGAAGTCGGGATGAAACTGGAATGATTTTTCTTTATACGCTTTTTGTATCTCTTCTAATGTAGCGTCTCTCTTAATTGATAGTATATCGTAGTAATTCATAGTCATTCAAATTTATGAGTGCTTTGATCTAGGATGAGTGCTTTTTGGGATATCTTATCTACTAGAATGTATTCATTGACGCTTGAGTACCTTTGTGTCTGCACGTAATTCCATGCTATGAAAGCAAATATGAACATCAAAATCACCTTGAATATCCTGTATGTTTCCTCGCTCATGTCTTATGTATTTAGATTTTTTTGCAAAATTACCCAATCTTCACATCCGTTATCCCGCAGGAGGCATGTTTTACGGCATATTTTACTTTTAGTTTTATCCCTAGGAATAGTAAAAAATAAAAAAACTCCCCAAATCCTCACGGGCAAGAGAGTTTTTATTATTTAACTATAATCTATATGAATGGTTTTCAGACAACCTTAAACGATCCGATTCTCACGAACAGGAACGTTATAATATCTAAATCCATATCTAAACAAAGACATACTTAATCATCATTGCCGATCCTCCCGGAATAGCAACGGTGGGTATATCCGTCTTAAAATGCTTCCCAATACCACCCAAGGGAAGCGGGAAATATTTATTCAAACTATATTTTATGCCATAAGGAAAGGAGTGTGCCCCCATCCTCCAAAGCTATCCCCTTGACATAAATATACCTCTGGTTCTCACGAAAGAGCGGTATGACTTTGATAAAGTTATTTTATGAATACAACCTAGTGTAATATCTTTAAGTTATGGCTCCGGTCCATCACGGATGAGAGCCATAAGGGGTTATAAATATATAACATACCATATACGCATAAAAAAACGTGGTGCCGTCACAACTACCAAGACCCGGCGTCCCCACGCCAACATAACAGGTAGTAAGCAACGGCCCACGTCTTATATATAGATTATATATACAAATAACGTGGGCGTATTGTTGCTATCGGCTCCCTGTTATGTTTATAAATTTGGGGAATTTAGGTCTTTATAGGAGACGATATCTTTAACGCCACGATGTGTGTCACGTCTTATATTCTATATCGGTGACAGCGCGAATATACGATTTTTGTTTATTTAAACGAGAGATTGCTTATTTTTTGTTTATGTGGCAGGTGTATTTTCAAGCGTGGAGACCCTTTCCTCTAAGTCTTTCAGCGAGATCCCTAGCGATGAGATAGACGATCCCATTTCGACCACGCTTTGGTCTATCCTGTTGATCTCCATAGTAACCCCTTTTTGCCCCATCACCAGATCTTCCGATTCCCCCAGCTCTTGGGTTATGGATGTTTTCCTCACGTATTCCGTATCTATCTTTGCCAATAGCTGGTCGAGATTGTTTCCTTCCTTGTCATATACGGAGGATGAGGTGGTTACGTATGATATCTGGTTGCCCCACCTGTCCAGCGGTTTTCGTATTATGATCTTCTTCGCCATGCTCGTTACTTTTCCGCTAAAGTATGAATTAAAGCGTAAATAACGTGCGGTGTCGTTAACGTCGGGTAAGATTTATCGTTCCCGGTCGTTCCTGTATCCCGATATTTGCCTTGTCCGACAGCGACCGGACATAGGATATTGAAGTCAAATGCCCTGCATGGTGAGTCGCTGCGCCGTGTGGGGCGACTTTTTTCATGGAGGACGCACGAGGTAATCAAAATAACAAAGTCGTTTTGATCTTATGGCTAAAATTGCGGGAGAAAATATTTCGAACAATTAAAATTTTAAGATATGGAAGCAATTAAAATTTTTGAGAACGATCGTTTCGGTGAAGTGAGAGTAGCCGGAACAAGTGAGAATCCTTTATTTTGCCTTGCGGATGTTTGCCGGGTTTTGGAAATAAAAAATGTCAGTGATTGTAAATCAAGATTGGATCAGAGGGGTGTAGTTTTAACCGATACCCCAACATATAACCAACACGGGGCAGAGGTTATCCAACAACTTGTTTTTATTAACGAAAAGAACCTCTACAAGGTAATCATGCGATCCGACAAGCCGCAAGCCGAACCATTCCAAGACTGGGTATGCGGAGAGGTTCTCCCTTCCATCCGTAAACATGGGGCGTATATGACAAACGATACACTGGAGAAAGCCTTGACCTCGCCCGATTTCTTGATCCAATTGGCCACAAACCTTAAAGAGGAACAACAAAAGCGTATCGAGGCCGAGCGGAAAGTAACCGAGGCCGCTCCTGCCGTGGCTTTCACGAACGCCGTTCAATCGGCGAACAGTTCCTGCCTGATCGGTGAGCTAGCCAAGCTGATCGCTCAAAACGGGTATTCCATCGGGGAGAAAAGGTTGTTCGCATGGATGCGTGACAACGGATATCTCGGAAAGCATGGTGAGAGATACAATATCCCTAACCAGCAATATGTTGAACAAGGATTATTTGAGTTGAAGAAAGGCGTAAGATCCGGTAGTAACGGGGTACTGCATACTACTATCACGCCTAAGGTCACCGGAAAAGGGCAAGTTTACTTCGTGAACAAGTTCTTAGGTAATAAGGAGGCTTGTTGAGTGAATTTACGACAATTTCATAGAAAATCATCATGATATATAATATATTCAAGCAAATCCGTATATGGTTCGTCCTCTTGAGGGCGGACATCCAACTCCGATACGCCATAAAGGAGGCCAAGGAGAAGTACTCGAGGCGTAACGTGCGCTATTACGTGATCCCTAATTACGATCATAGGTTGATAACTTGCAACCGATCGGAGGTACGTAAATACAGGACGGACGGTTACTTCGCCCATTCTGTACGGATCAACGATTTCAACCGGGAATGTTTTTATTATACGCCATACGCCAACGGTAAAAATCCCATATCGGCCAAGGAGAGGGCGTTAAAGAGGAGGTCATGGTTGAATTACGTGTTACAGGCGAAAGGTCTTATATGATTAAGTGAAATAGAAAGGGGGTGACATTTATTTGCCAACCCCTTTCTTGTATCAGGCTTACTCGGAAGCTATGATACCCGCGGCTCTCAAGGTCGCTAGGATGCTGTTAACCTTGTTTACCACGTCCGTTAAGGCGGCGGAACTTTCCAGATTATCGATCTTGGGCTGCATGCCGTTCTTGAATAAATCCTTGAAGATTTCCAGCTCGCTTCTAACCTTGCTTACTTTTGACATTTTAACCTCCTTTTTTTAATGTTGGTATTTATAATTGTTGATTGATAGCGTCGATGCCTTGGCCGGCTATCATTTGTTGTTGCTGAGCGGCTAATTGTTCCTTCTGCGACTGGATCAATTGCAATAACTGATCGGCGAACGGGAAATTTCCCACCTCGAGCATTTGCTCGATAGATATCTGCTTGGCGTTCAGCAACTGCAATAGCAACTCGTTGGATAACGCCCTGTATACCGGAGTGTCGTAGCTCTCTGATATGGATATGTCGAAATCCACGCCTCCCATGGTCTCCGGGTCCCATTGGACATAGCCGTTCCTTCCAACGATCCTTATTATTTTTTTATCGTCGTAGAATTGCTGGATGTTCTTGCACTTCTTGTACATGCCCGATATGATGAAGCTGGCGAACGATTCCAGCAAGTCCACGATGCTGTTGCTGGCGTTGGACGCTTGTTGCTGGTATAAGGCTCCGCTTGTCCCGCTCGTGGGCTGTTTCCCCTGCATGGCCCCTTGTACCCCGGATACGTCCTCCATCATGGACATCTGTAATTTTATCATGTCTCCCAACCCTGCCGGCACGCTCCGGTTCATCATCTGCTGGGGGACCTGTGCCCCCGATTTGAGTTTCAGCTTGATCACGCCGTTGAACTTCGTCCACTCGTCCGCTATATCCTCTATGCTCATGTCATCGGGAACGGAGGCCTCGTCTACCACCAGCACTCCCTTGGCGCTCGCTTTCGTCACGAAATCGTTCAGGATGATATAATGGTTGATATACCTTTGCTGGTCGATGATGTCGCTGACGAACGAGTGTATCTCCCCGTCAACGAAAGGATATGCCTTCATCGTGTAAGGGTGGCTCCCGTGGCTATAAGGGCTTTCTCCCTCGTCAAGTATATCCCCGAACGGTGAAAGATAACGGTAGTACCAGTAGCTTTGTATCATGTACTCGTACTCTATGAGCGGGACCTCGCTCTCTGGCATGTATAGCGTGGGTTGTCCCAGCTCGTCCAGCACGTAATTCCCCAGATCGTCCTTGATCCTGTTATCCTCCAGCCGGCCCTCGTTCTCAGCGTCTATGTTCCCCTTGTTCGAGTAACTGTCCACGTAAGCGTCGCCCTTCAGCCAGTCGTGGCACCAGAACGCCTTTCTTCTCTCGAGCGTCCATAGTTCTATCACACGGCATAAGCGGGGGTCTTGCGGGGCCATAAACCCGTTAAGGTCATAGTTGTTGCCCTTGAACGTGTCGTTGAACTTGGCGATATAGTCCTTGTCACGGGCGTTCTTGTATATATCTTGCAGCCTTTCATAACCCCTGTCATCCTTGGCGAATACGCTGGCGAGTTGCCCGAAGGTCACGTCATGGATCTCTCCGATCATCTCGATGTCGGTATGTCTGGGGTCGTTCATGGGGCCATCCACGAAGAACAGGTTCGGGTTGACGTTGTCAGTCCAGCATTCCCTTCGGTTCTCCCTTTGGGCGTAGGTCTCTTTCTGTATGGATAGGCCGCTTATGAGGAACTCCTCGAACATCCTTGCGTTCAGCTCCTTGATGTCGTTGATCTTGTTGTTGTACTCGAGCATGGTGCTCATGGTCTCTCCCAGCGTTTGCTCGTCACGATCCCTCGCCACGCACACGGGTGTCTTATTCTGGTTCCGATAAACGCCGATGACGGTCCTTGCCAACCTTCGGATAAGGTTGTTGGTCATGGGGATATTCCCCTGCATCCTTATATATTCCTCCTCCGGGATCATCCGGCCACAATACTCGATCAGGTCCCCCCATTGGTCGCCGTACATATATCTCTTGTTCCTGTCCCTCTCTTTCCTGAACTTGTCGAGCTTGTCCCATGCCCTAGCGCATTGGTATACCAATGGCATGTTCCGCCCGTCCGTCATGTTTCGTCTCTCGTATTTGACGGTATCTATAGGTGATATCCTCGATTTAGGGATCAATCTAGTCATGGATTCTTTTTTCTGACGAATATGGGGACTTGGCGTTCAATCGTAACGATAAAACTTGTCGGTTGTCATATGGTAGCCTCGCTGATAGGACCATGGGGCCTTACGCCGGGGGACTTATCCTTGGGGATGGACGGCAGATCCATGTCGCAATAACATATATAAAGTCCTATAGCCCTAGTCATGACCTTGTCGTCGTGCTTGCCTTCCACGGCCCCGAACGATCCGTTGGCTTTCTTCTCGTACGTGGACATCTCATCCAGCGTGTCTATATCCCGCTCGATATATGACTGTTCTCGGAGGCATGCCACGAGATAGGATATGATCATTGGCTTGGTGTTCCGGTTCGTGTGGAATCCCCATTCCGTCAGTTTTCCGGCCCGTATCTTGGCCTCGCTCGCCTTACGTGCGTACAGGTTGTCGTAAGCGTCCCCGATCTGGTTGAATATCAACTCGGACTGGTCTCCGTCCGTATCGTTGTCCTTGGTCTCTATGGTATTGCTCTCTATGACTAACAGGGCGTTCCCGAAAAACTTGGCGATCTGGGCGGATTTCCATGCTAACAGGTCATGGTCTATGTGTCCGTGCCATTCGGCCACTACCTCCGGCTTCCCGCCAAACATCATCCAATAGCGGTCTATCACCAATATGTCCGAGAAATCGGATTTCTTTCCACGGCCCCCTATATCCACGATCACGAGGTAACGATTCTTGACGTTCGCTTGATCGTCTGGCAACGACCATACCTTGAGCGACCCGTTATGATCCTCCTTGAATGACAGCTCTGTCAAGGCGCTCTTCCCTTTAACGGACTTGCCCGATATTTCCCCGACATACTTGGGGGGCTTGCATCCCTCCTTCAGCTTGTCTATATGATATACGCTGAATACCATGTTGCCGGAGTTCTTGAACGCCTCCACGTCATCGCTGGGGAACTCCGCCGCCATGTCCGCGTGCTCCATGAAATCCTTCCGCTTGACTAAATACCAGTTTATAGCCTCGAAGGAAGCCCCCAGCTTCCATAGTCTCCAGTAATATTTCCCGGAGTCTAGGCATCCATCCGGAGGATTGTCGTTCTCCTTGTTGTCAAGAAGCCATTTGGCGAATGCCCTCTTGTCCTTCACGGGTAGCTCGTATCTCTCGATCTTGAACCATGGGACGAATACGAACCTCCTGTTGCTTTTGCCTTTCTTGGCCGTGACACATGACCGGTAGAAGAAATTTCCCATACCGTTAGCGGTGGATTCTATGACCTCCACGGTAAGCGGGGCCAATAGCAAGGATGAGGATATGCTCCTTATTATATCTTCCGGGGTTTTCCCGTCCGTGTCATCCCATAATCCCACCTCGGAATAATGTACGCAGCTCATGTCACCGCCCCGTCCCGAGTTTGGGCTGTTATAGGTGCCTATGGTTATGACCGTGTCCCTTGCCTTCTCCACGTTGCTCCCTTTCCCGTACGTTATGATACTATCCAATTGCGATCCCTCGTAAGGCGTGAATCCCAGCGTGACGTTATCCGGCAGGTCCAATAGCCATGTGGGGTATTTCTCCAGCATCTTGCTATACATGGCCTTGATTTTCCTTGACGTGGATGCGTCTTGCGCTACGATGGTGGAGTACCACGCCTCTTTATGGCATAGTTGTATCCACGCTATATATAGCTGTACCAACGTGGAACCTCCCCATTGCCGGGCCTTTAGCAGGATGATCCTTATGGGTAGTCCCGCCAATCTCATATTCTCCATCACGGATAGCAGCAGGCGTTGTGGATAGTTGAGCTTGAAATGGATGTTCTTGCCTCCCTCCTTGTTCTTTATCTCGCAGAAAGAGTAAGCCCAGAAAGGGAAGTCATGCTTGTTCCTTACTTTTATGAACTGTCGTACGACCTTCTCATGAAGTTCCTCGTCATACCTCTTGAAGGTGACCTTGCAAAAGGCCCTTATGGATTTATACCTTATTATTCTTTTAACTAGCTTGTTTGATAGCATGCTGACTGGCAGGAGCATCTTGTATGGGTACATGTCGGATATCTCGACCATCTCTCTTGTCCCGGGCGAGTTCTCTCCCTTGATAGGGTCGAAATGGGCGTGCATCTCGTCGTTCCTCCTGTTATTCTCCTCTACTAACCAATCTATAGTCATGATATAAATTATATAGCTTTATCCAGCAAAACCCAATCAGCGATGACGCTAGATGTATCTCCCAGCTTATGCCGGGAATGACGTATGATATGACAAGACTGCTCGCCCATATCGCCCGGTCTCTCCATTTGGCCGAGGCTAGTCGCTCGCCCCACGTGGCGAATATCATGGCGCTCGCCCCGATGACGGGGGACGTGGAGAAGAACGAGGCGAGGACGGCCATGATATAGGACCGTGCGATCTCCCTCTTGCCAATTCGCATTACCTTCAGGGCGTATGAGTTCCCGATCAGATGCCATATGTTCACGTGGAAGAACATGTATGACAGCCTCGTCCAGAAGGGGTATGACGGCCCGGAGGCGAAACCTAGTGGGTCTAGCGGTAACACGTATATCAGAAACAGTGCCGCAATCGTCGCATGGTTTGCTCGTAACATTCCTTTCTCATTTTAGATATGATGGCCTTGGCGCTCTCGGGCGTAAGTACGAAACATGGGGCGGGACTCTCTATTATGATGGATACGATATGCTTTATGGGCATTTTGGGGTGATCCAATCGGTACGAGACGAATTTCTCGAATAAGGACTTGTAGAATACCTTGGCGTTGTCCTTCATCCCTTTTGGCATGGCCCCCTTGTTCATCTGGTATATGACGGACGAGGCCCTTTCCACGGATACCCAGTATCTGGAGGCTTGCGACGCTACGGTCTCGGTAAGTAGGTCCATATAGACAAGGTCCTTGTCTGATCTCATGTTCCTGTTCAAGGCTTCCCTGTACGCCCTAAGGAGGTCAAGGTTTCTTTCCCGCATCATGGAGAATACGCTTCCGTTCTTCCTCATATCATACCTGTTTTTACCAAAGTTACGAATTTCTGCTTTGCCGGGTAAGATTTATCGTTATGGGGGCTTGTATCGTTATCATATTTGCGTATAGAATAATTTAAAAAAACAATGTATGCCAGAAAATGATATTGACAATAAGCCTGTTACGTCTAAAAGAGATATGTTCTTGGAGAGTATTAGGGGACGTTATCCAGATTTGGACGTGGAGAACGAGGATGAGTTTTATGGAAGATTGAACGACGAATTTGATAGGTTTGATAGAGGTGATAAAGCGCAGAGGGAACTAGGGGACTTGTTGGCCTCTGACCCTAGGAGCGCCGGCTTCTTGATGGTGATGCGCAAGGGCGGTAATCCCGTGGAATATCTTATCGAGAATTACGGGGATGATTTTAAGGCCGCCTTGGAAAGCGAGGAGGGAAAGAACAAATTCTCAGAGGCTTTTTCCAAGTATATGGAGAGGCAGACGAGAGACAAGGAACTGCAAAAGCAGGCGGAGGATAACCTGAGATTGATGATCCAAGGTCTGGAGGAAGCCCAGTCGGAAGGAAAATTCAGTGACGAGGACGCTAGGGCGGCTTATGAGTTCCTTTACGCCGATGGAGGATTGTTGGATCGGATCGTGGTGAACGGTGTCACCAAGGATGATTGGATGATGCTGATGAAAGCGGCAAACTATGACAAGTCCATGATGGATGCGGCCAAACGTGAGGAGGAGGCCCGTAATGAGGGAGAGATCGCCGGACGTAACGCCAATATAGACATAAATAAGAGAAAGAGCACCAAGGTGGATCGGTTGCCGCCCGATCTGGGGTCCAGTGGAGGGATGACATCTCCCATGAAAAAGGAGAAAAACCCGACGATTGACAGGCTGGACAAGATCACGGGACGTAAGAGTGTTTGGCAATAATCATAATTAATAACCATAAACAAGTAGTAAAATGAGATCAAAGAGTTTTTTTAATTATTTGGGCGGATTGGTATTGACCGTTTTAGCCGTGATGCTAGGAGCCACTACCGGATGCGGGATGTGTATGGCCGTGCCGGCGACCACGGATGGAGGGGGAGAGGTGACTGATCTTAATCCGGGGATCGCTGTCACGGGTGCTAATGGAGGGGCTACGGCCACTGATGGCATTCAAATCTCGAAAGATACGGATAATCCCGAGTTGTACGCAAAGGCCATAGACGAGCGTATCACGAGAATGAGACCTATGCGTACGCCTATTGACCAGATCACCAGAAGTGCGGAGAGTATCAGCAAGGTCAATAGTATGGTCGTGAAATATTACAGTGTATCGACAAGACCTATCAAGGATTCCGTCAAAAGCAATACCAATGAGATGACATCGGGATCGTCTTATATAACCTTGCCGGTGAATGACGCTTCCCTGTTTAGTGTCACTGATACTATCCGGGTGTCAGGAGTCAAGGGCTACAAGGAGGATGGATCTACTCAGGATATGGTAAGAGACTTGATGCTTTATGTAGTTGGTAAGAGCGAGAATGAGGGATATCCACAAGTGATCGCCGTGAACGGCAAGCGAAATACAACTGGTGAGAATTCCATTGTGCCCGCTCTCCAAAAGGATGCAGTCCTGATTCGCATGGGGCGTGCCGCCGGCGAGTTGGATGTAGAGACCGGGCAATTCTATTCCTTGCCTACGCCGCAAGAGCAATATTGCCAAAGGTTCATGATGCAGGTGGAGGAATCCACGTATAACAAAATGTGGGATAAAGAAGTTGACTGGAATTTTGATGACATGGAGGAGGACGCTATCTATGATATGCGTTTGGGCATGGAAAATTCGTTCTTGTTCGGTATCAAGGGGAAAGGCAAGGATCCCAAGAAGACCGGCATGGATGTCTATTTCACCGGTGGTATTTGGTGGATGGCCGGTCAGGATAAGACCTTGGGAACCGTTGATGACTCTACCAATGAGGTCGTGATCACGGATGATGAGATGGTTGATTTCTTGAAGGAGATATTCACTGGCAATGACGCAGGCAACAAGACGAAGATCGCTTTTTGCGGATCCAATTTCTTGGCTGCATTGGCCAAGATGAAGAGCGAGCGTTTCAAGGTGGTTAAGGAGTTCGAGAAGTGGGGGCTTAAGTTCACCTCTTTCGATAGCAACTTTGGCAAGTTGTTGGCCATGCATCATGAGTTGCTTGATATGAACATGAAATCGGACGAGGCTTTTGTTATAGATCCTGAGTATTTACGCAAAAAGACTTTCGAGATGTTTGGCAGAAAGACATACGACATGGAGAAGCTGGCTAAACGTAAGACCAGCGCCGTGGTCTTGAATGAGGCCAGCTGCTGTTATCTGGTATATCCGAACGCCCATATCCGTGTTAAGCTTGGTTCTTTATAAAATAGGGGGGGGATTAACCTCCCCGCTTTAAACGTTATGTCATGAAATATTTCTCAGATAGTGTTTTGTCATTTAACCTTAAGGTGGGTAATGGGTATAGAAGGATACGTTTTATCCCGATGACAAGAAACGGTAGTTATTACATCCCTAAGGATAAGGAGGAGTCCAAGGCATTGGAGTCAATGGATTGTTTTGGGAGTCGTTTTATAAAGATAGAATCTGATCCCGTTCCTGATAAAAAGTCTAGGGCTAAGGATTTGACCTCGGTCGGGGAGATAAGGTCTTTTCAAGAGGCTATTGATTATTTAGAGAAAACTTTCGGTTCGGATATAAGCGGGCTTATATCCCCGGAAAGCATTCAGAGGGAAGCCCGGAAAAACGGGGTGGTATTTCCTAATATGGGATGATATGAGGTATAATGTCAAGGATTTGGTGACATCCGTGCGGATTACCTTGGATGAGAACAGGATTGAGCAAGAGTATATAGTCTCGGAGGATAACAATATGGAGCTTAATGAGATTATAAGGGAGAAGCTGCTTGACGCTGTACGATCCGTGGAGAGGATAGCTCCGGTACAGATGTTAGATAGCGTTCCGTTGGTAATCCCTGAGGCCGCCCAATATTGCGATACCGATGGCTCCGGATACGTGGTGCTTCCACCAGATTTCCTTAGGCTGACCTTGTTCAAGATGCGATCATGGCGTAATCCGGTATTTGACGCTATAGGGGATGATACGGAGGAGGCTAGGATGCAATATAACGTATATACCCGTGGCACGCCGATTCGTCCTGTCTGCGTGCTATCAAGGGATTTGTCCGGTAGTAAGATCCTTCGGTATTATACCGTGGGGTTTGAGAATAACGGGAAATATAACCGTAGGGATCACCAGATAGATAGGGCGCTTTATCTTCCCGTTCCTTCATATACGGGGGATAACAACGAAGAGTTAGAGTTCAATTCCCTTCTTCGGGAGGCCATTATAAATTATACGGCTGGATTGGTTATGGTTTCCAGAAGGGAACCCCAAATGGCCGAGACTTTTTTTAATATTGGAAAATCATTCGTGGAGTCATGAGCGAGAAAGATAACAACGTGATGCCTTTGGCTACAGATCCTCATAATCTGGGCGAGTTCGATAACGTGTATGACGCTATGCGTAGGTATCCTAACGGAGGCGTGGACGGGGATTATATTTATATCTTGGGTGTCCAGCATTTTTGGAACGTGAATCGTCAAAGCTGGGGGATACTAAAGGATAAGGAGGATAATTTAGTCCAGATGGTAGAGGATTTTATCGGCCTTTTCGAGAGAAGGGGGTATGTCTTCGCTGGTTATGCGTTACCAGACACCACTCCTGTTTCTGGGCTTGACAATATCTTTTATATAGCGGCCAAGAATGGGGTTTATACTCATTTTGGAAGCGATCTGAAATTATTGAATGAGGTTGCTATCTTACGTAAACCCAGAAGATCATCTATATGGATTAAGGATTCAATGGATATCCCGAACTCGGAGAGGATAGACGTTATAGATGATGCCATATCACGTATAAATGTCGATATAAAGACAATAAAATCAGCGATTATCGGCATGGAGAATGATCTTGATGGGGTACATGATTCTATCGATGATATAAATAAGGATATAGATGCTTTCAAGAAGGAGACCTCCGAAAATTTCGAGGAGGTAAACTCTGATTTAGATAAGGTGGAGAAGCGTCTTGATTACATACCTAAGGAGTCGTTTTTATCAGCCCATCCCGCCGGTTTCAAGCCGGACATCGACCTTACCCCGGAGATCACGGTAGACCGTGCTTGGAGAGATCATGAGGGTAACGTTATCCGTGATACGTATATCACCCGGAGGGGATTGAGGAACGAGATAATCGACATCACCAACCAACAGGTAACGGACTTGAAGCCCGGTTCCGTCGATCCGGACGATCTTTCCGAGGCGACTAAGCAATTGATCGGTAACAAGAGCATCACTAATCTTCCGGACGAGGAGGATATAACCGTGACGGATAATCGGACCTTGAAGTTGAAAGATAAGGAATACGCCCCGAAGGATTACTCCGGCATGGGACGTGTGTACCTCCGGAAGCATTACGTGAACGGCGTGAACACGCTCACGCAACATATGATGAGAAAGCCTAATACCATCTACATCATCCAGTACGACTACTGCCTAGCCGGGCAGACGATCGAGGTGCCGGAGAATTGTGTGCTGGATTTCCAAGGGGGGAGTTTGAGGAATGGATGTGTATGTGGAAATAAAACAAAAATATCAAGTAAGAAAGATTGTATGATATTTGGAGATCAAATAGAAATACAAGGAAATTGGAAAGTGAAAAATATTTATGATGGATGGTTTTACTTTAATGATAGTAGTGAGTATGTTAGTAATAATCTGATTAAACAAATATTTGCTTTGTCTGATGATTCTTTTTATAATGTTATACATTTTGACGAGAATAGGACTTATAGAATTTCATTACAATATAACGGAAATGCTAATTTAGGTACACATATAAGACCTAATTATGCTAAATTATACACGAAAGAATATTCTTTCTTAAGAGTATTTGATGTGTTTACTTCAAATACTCACTGGATAATGAATAACAGGATACAAATGTTATCGACCAATCAAGGTGCGTATATGTTATTCTATATAGAGGATAAGGAGAATATAACAATAACAGGTTCTGGGAGTATTTTGGGAGAAGCTAGATCCCATTCTTATTCTGTTCCTTTTGTGGATAATTCTACATATTATGGAGAATATGGAGAAGTACTTATGTTTGCATCTTGCAATAATATAATATTAAGAGATTTAACGATAGGAGAGAGTTTTGGTGATGGAATCGCTATTGTACCTAAAATAGTGAAATATATATCTAGTACGGAAGGTATTATTGGACCTCCTTGTAAAAATGTGGAAATCGATAATGTAAAAATACTATACAATAGAAGAAATGGTATTTGGACTGCGGGGCACAATGTAAAGTTGGTTAATTGTTATTTTGAAGGAAATGGTTCGGATGAAATAAGGGGAACTGCTCCAAGATGTGGTATAGACTTTGAAAGTGATTATATAAGCATAAACAAAAATGCTGTTAATAAAAACACAGTTATGTCCAACTGTACTTTTTATAGAAATAAATATGATGTGTCTTCTTTTGACTGCACCAATGAAGATTCTACAGAATATGGGGTCGTAATAAATAATTGTATGTTTACTGCACCATTAAGAATTAATAGAACATATTGGTTGAAGTTTAATAATTGTTATATACCACAACTTAGTTCTCATGATAACGGAATAGGTTCTTGGGTTTACTCGAAAAATGTAGTTTATGAGAATTGTCAGTTTGGAGAATTATACCCATACCTTATAGCAAAAGCAAAAGAATACGATAATAAATTTATAAACTGTACATATCCTGAAGATACTAAGTATGAAACCTTATTCGAGTTGGGAATAGATAAAGCTCAAGCTATAAAATTTACTTTTGACACGCCTTTATATGGAAAAGTCGATTTTAAGGTTATAAGTACTATGATTGATGGATTCTATTATATTAATGAAACTAAATATCTTCTAGGAAATACAAGATCCAGTCTGGTGGATACAAAAATATATAACAGAAGCGATACTACCTCTTATTCCCGTATGTATAATAAGATATCTGTGTTATCGTATCCAAATATTGAAAATGATAAAATTGTAATTTATTTGGCAAATGGAGGAGATATTGAAGGCGATAGAATAGACGGAGTAATAACTAATGATATATTTTTAAGTTCAAATATAAAGTATAGTATAATAAAAAGAGGAGAAAGCTCTGGTTCTGGACCTGCAATTAGTGGTAATGTCTGTTCAAAGGTTTCTACGTTGAAATGTGAAATAATCAACATCGATAAAATTCCTTCTAATGTAAAATTTCCTAAAAATGAAATGTTTAAAAATATTGAAGGGGAGTCTAGCTCTGATTTTGTGTTACCTAACAACTTTGGGGGTAAGATGTTTTATGATGTAAATTATAAAACTTTAGCGATATGGGATTCTTTTCAAAAAAAACTTGTGGATTATGATGGATATTCTCACATTAACAGGAAAATATATTATGGGGATTTGGAAGGTTTAAAATCTAAATTATCTAAAAATGACTTAGGAATAAGTTTTTATATTATTGATCTTGCATCAACTGTTTTCTGGGTTGGAGACATGTTTATGAATATTGATGGAAGTGTTTTTTCAAATAATATTCCAATACCTAGTAAGTATGCATTTATGAATTTTATTACAGAAAATAATGTGACATATGTTATAAAAAATAATATTGTTTTAGAAGATGATTACACGCTAAATTTACCAAATAATATTACCTTGAAATTTGATGGTGGAACTTTGCATGGAGGTAAAATAGTACTTGATAATACAAAAATATTGCCAAACGGATGTATATTAAAAGATTTTATAAAATCGGAAATTTCAGGAACGTACGCTAAAGGTCAATGCTTATATGACACAACATTGAATAAACCGAAATGGTGGAACGGAACTAACTGGGTCGATGCCACCGGAGCTACCGTATAACCATTAAAACATTATAATCATGAGACAATTCATATACAAAATCATCAGAAAGATATTCAAGCTTGTATTCTCTGTTTACAAGCCGAAGGTAAGGACATTGTACAAAGGCCGTAAGAACATCGATCTTACGGAGAACGGCGATCAGCGCATAAGGGTAGGTAAGCCTTTCTATCTGGCCGGGAACATCTACAAATTAGATCAGTTGGATAATACGAGCGTATTCAAGCTGGCCCTTTACAAGAAGGAAGGCGAGGATTGGTCAAAGGCTAACGACCTTGATTTGATCTTGAGACTTAACGCCGGCTACAACATATTTTACGTATAACGAACTAAAGCACGATACATCATGGAAGAGCGAAAAGATATTTGCGAGGGTTACGAGAGGGATAGCGTACAGCAGCTAGACAAGCTGGCCAAGGATAAGAACGAGCGTTTTTCTATCTATCCGTTGACATACATTCAGGCCGTATATGACGCTAGGACGAAAGAGAGGCTTGATTCCATATTGTGGAAATGCAACAACGTGTATTTGCCTTGGATGGGATCGGCGGGGGATACCCGTATACAATTGCCTTTCTGGATGAGAAGGAAGGGTATCATAATCACTTACAAGAACCTTGACGAGGAGACGATAACGGAGAAGCTCACCTATGATCTTTGTATCGCCGATGATTTCTTCCGTCTTGACTCCTCTTGGACTAGGATAACGGACGCCCTCCCGGTCGGGGGTAACATAACCATAGGCTCTAACGGCAATTGGTTTCAAGATGGAGTTGATACCGGCTTCAAGGCACAGGGACCTAAAGGGGACAATGGACAAGTTCCACACCTTCGCTTGGCTGGGGGGTACGTAAAATATAGCTACGATGAAGAGGTATGGTATGATCTTTTCCCGCTCATTGACATAACCCCAAGCGTAAAGGTGGGTGAGGTAAAGACGTTACCCGCTGGTAGCAAGGCTTCGGTAACGAACGTTAGCGGGGATAAGGACGCTATTTTCGACTTTGGAATCCCTATGGGAAATACTGGTGCCAAGGGAGAGAAGGGAGATGGGTATGAATTGTTGGGATTCAAGGATACGGCGGATGATTTGCCTCCCACCGCTAATATCGGTGACGCTTACGCTGTAGGAACTTCCTCCCCATATCATCTTTACGTATGGAAGGACAATGTTAGTAAGTTCGTTGATATAGGCTCACTTAACGAGATAAAGGCCTCTATCTTTGACGGGGGTAGGGCTGATAGTAATTATGGTGGGACAAGAACCATCGATTGCGGTGGGGCTGACGCTTATTTGGTGTAACTCATAAATTATTTACCTATGGAAAGAATTCAGTTAAGAAGAGATACGTCGACAAGATGGAGAGAGGTGAACCCTATTCTCATGGAAGGTGAGCTCGGATTTGAGACGGATACCAGATTGAGAAAGATCGGTGATGGCGTGAATCGTTGGAACGACCTTGAATATTTGAAGGCAGAAGGCATCGTTCAAGAAATTGGGGATAGCGAGGATGTATCCATTAGCCAGAAAACGCTTTCTAATGAAACATTTTTGAATCGTGTGAACTTAAAAAGCTCAAATGATTTAGACTTGTGTACGCAAATTGGAATTTATACATGGGTGAATGATGAGGTTCCTATAAATTCCCCGGTACAAGGCTTAGGTTTAATGAGCGTATTTCCCTATCTCCTAGATAAAGATGTCTTAAAACAACGAATTGTCCAGCAAGTCTTCGATTACTATGGGAGAATGTATGTCAGATATAAAAGTAGTGGAGAATGGGGCGATTGGAACAGTCCTGCGGAAAAATCCATATTGGATAACACCGTAGACAATACTTTCACTTACAGAAGAGTTTTAAATTCGGATAATAATTTAGATGAGATTTCTCATATCGGGATATACTCGTGGATATCGAGCTCGGTCCCTCAAAACGCACCAGCTAGTTACGGAGGCGTACTTCTATTATTCCCTTATTTCCGGACGGAGTATACCGAGTTAAGCCGTACCGTGCAAATAGTCATAGCCTCAAGCGGGAAGATGTTCTCCCGATATCGTACCACATCGGGCTGGGGTTCTTGGGTCTCTGGAGGATCGGGAGGATCGGGAGAGACTTATGAGGATCGATTGATGAGGGCGTTTTTAGATAAAACTTTCACGACGTGGCAACCCGAAGGTAATATACCTCGTAATTCACAAGATTTGTCATATTACAGTGGGGCTATAAGTGGCCTTCCTTATAGCTCCGTGTTTAATTTTGGTAACGACATTTACTATAACCGTGGTCTCTCCTCCTTTTTTTCGGCGGTAAAGAATAAGGGAAGTGTTTTATATAGTAAAGGTTACGGACAGGACACTAGAAGAGGCTCTTATTATGGTACCGTTTGCTCTACTTTTGGATCTTATATATCTGGTCAAAAGATATATTATACCACGACGGAGATTCCGGAGGTTGCCGAGGAGATCACCTATGTTGATATCGAGCAAATAAACATAGGTGATATTTTGTGGACTTCCGGGCATTGTAAGGTTGTTTCCTCCGTCAGTGTGGATGAGGATGGCATTTATAATATCGTCGTTACGGAGCAAGGAGGATATAATATGATGGAAACGGTTTACGATAAAAATGGGTTTGAGAAAATCCTTAAAGGGATAGATCCTCATGATAAGAGGGTCTTTAAATTATACCGCTTCCAAAATCAAAGGATACCGGTTTTGCCTAAAATAGAATATAGCGAGAATGTCATTTCTGAATATGGGGATAGGACCTATTTTGAGCAAGGGCAAGATGTCTTTATCGCGGTCAAAGACGGGGATCATATTAATATTTCTGATGGAAGTAATACGAATAGATACCTTTTATCGGGAATGTCCTCTAAAATCGTGAACGGGATCGAGCTATATAACGTGCGACCATATCTATCAGAGGCGGGAGAGTATGATTTATATACCGATAATGATGATCGTCACGCTAAACTTTCCGTGATAGACATGGGTGATGTTGTCTTGGATGATATTACCGTGAGGTTGACGGGATACAGCGGCAATGTAAAACCTAGCTGGTATAACGTAATATACCTAATAGAAGCGGAGGAAGGAGAATATCCGTATTTTCCGGCCCCAGAAGGATACATGGGGCATGGTGCCGTTATGTGCAAGGATCTCATAAAAGACAATACTTTTAACGTAATCATGAGGGATGTGAAGGATTATGCTTCTGGATATTACGTCAGATGTTATTATGACACGAAATTCGGATTGGCTTATAAGGATAGTAATATCATTATGATAAAATAATTTATAGATATGGACAGAGTATTACAAAGAAGAGATACGGCATCGAACTGGGCTAAGTTTAACCCTGTTCTTTCGGAAGGGGAGATAGGAATCGTCATCGACGAAGGTAAAGGCTATAAGATAGGTGACGGTGTCACACATTGGAACGATCTGGAATACCCCTCAAATCCAACCAGTGTTGTTGACACGATCGGAGATAGCGAGGTTGCCGTGATTAACCAGAAAGGCGTATCCTCTTTGGTCGGCCTAGACACGTACCCAGTCTTCTCCGATACCAAGCCCTACGTAAAAGGCGAGATCGTTAATTACGGCGGTCTCTTGTACGAGTTCACGGCTGATCATGAGGCGGGGGCGTGGATTGGCACGGACGCGAGGGAGACGAGCTTGAGGGGGGAGGTAAGTAATGTTACGGACAAATTTATCGTTTTAGGAAGTACTAATTTCATTAAAGATTGTTATGACATAACTAAAGATGAGAATATAACTATAACGCCTAATGGTATAATTAAAGATAATAATACATTTGATTATGTCGGTAAATCTGTTTACTTTGAAAATAGTGATTCAGGATTACTTGATTTTAGGTATATATTGAGTAATATTCCAGAATATGTTGAATATGGAAGAAAAATTAAGATTATAGCAGAAATTAGTGTAAAAGGAACTCCAAAAGGAGGTAATAATCAAATCAGAATTATTACTAACAATGAAAATGTAATAAATCATACTTCGAAAGAATATAATAAGGATGGAATATATAAATATCAAGCAGAGATAATATATTCACAAGAGATAAAATCTATAGGAATTTTTATAATAAGATATGTGGAACCTGCTTCAATAGAGGTTGGTAGAGTATATATTGGGTACGATAATTATGGTTCTATCATAGGAGATAATAATATATACAATAATATACAAAATCTATATTTAAAAAACACAGAACAATCATTAGATATAGAAAATAAAACTAATATTTTAGGTTCATATAACTTTATTAGAGATACATTTAATATTGTTGATAGCAACTGTAATATTTTAAATGGAGTAGTTGAAGAGAATACTGTATTTAATTATAATGGCAATGTTTGCAAATTTCATGGTACAGATAGCGATGTGGTAGATTGTCGTATAATACTACAAAAACTTCCTGATGACGTAAGAGTTGGATCTATGATTAAAGTTGTTGCTGAAGTTTTTGCAGAGGATATCCCAGATAAATATTACGTCAATTTTAGTGTTTTAAAAGCAGGAAGCTCCAGCAGACTGAATGAAAAAAAAATAGTAAATGGGTATTCTGTATATAAATCTGATAGTATAGAAGTTACTCAATCCATGAAAGATGCCATATATTCTTCTGTTGTATTATTTTTTCCTATTCAAACATTTGCCTATCCATGTAAAATTACAATAGGAAGAGTTTATATTGGATATGATACTAATGGAAGCTCACTAGGTGATTACAATATATACAAAAGATTAAATTCATTAGATGATACTACGGAAAATATCACTAATAAATTGAACTTATTAAAAGTTAATAATTCTCATAATTTCCTTACTTCATCTACTGATGTAAATAGTGATGTTTCCGTTGGAACATTTAATGCAGAACTTGCAGAAAATACTATATTTAACTATGAAGGTAATATGTTTAAATATAGTGGTGGAGAATCTATTAAAGATTGTCGAATATTTATGCAATACATTCCAAATTGGGTAAAAGTTGGACAAAAGATTAAGATTTTAGCAGAAGTTTATATAGACGGTGTTTATGCAAATTTTAGAAAATTGGTAGCAAATCAAGTTGTAGAAGGTGTAACTACTATGTATAGAGGATATAATGTTCTTGAATTTAAGGATATAGAAGTTACTGAATCACTTAAAAATGCAAAAGTAGGTGCTTTGGGAATTTTTACACCTCTACAAGCAGGTGATGTGACGGTCTATATAGGAAGAATGTATATGGGCTTAGACGGAGAGGGTTCACTTATAGGTGATACTAATTTGGATAAAAGACTTAAGGAATTAGAGAATTTTAATATAAAGGAAAAAATAAATTATTTAAGTAACGCTAATTCGCCTAATGTAATGGTATCGCCAAATGGTGATAGATTTATACTATCAATATCTGACTCTGGTCAAATCTCAGCAAGTAAAATATCTTGCAAGAAAATATTATACCTTGGAAATTCGTTTGTATCTCATATTCCAGATGAATCAAAAGGTTGGACACCTACTGAGGCATGGGGTATGGCTGCAGAAACAAAGGAAAAAGATTTTGTGCATAGAATTGATACCATGATTAAATCTATTATCCCTAATGCGGAAATAGCAGGAATAATCAACATTGTACCTTGGGAAGGTAATACTCACGGTTTCGAAAAAAGCAAATTAGATTATATACAAGATATTGATTTTGATTGCGTTGTATTTAGGGTTGGAGAAAATGTAAAAGAATGGGATGATTTTGACACACAGGCTATTGATTTGCTTGATAATCACATATTATCTGGTAAAAATAATATACCTGTGTTTGTTTCCTCTATGTTTTCTGTTGAAGCTCCTACTAACAGTATTAGTTCAAAAAATGAGGTATTGAAGAATATAGCAAATCATTATCATACTCCATTCTCTTATATAGGTGTTAATACTGGTACTCAAAATAATATATATAGTGCTATATTATCACCAATTCCTCCTAAATCGGATGGTACAGAATGGAATAAGTCTGATGTTATGTCAAGTGTACTTAATGGACATCCCGGTAATATTGGCCATGATTTTATTGCTTCAAGATTTTTCAATTCCATAAAACTATATTATAAATATTAAATATGTGTTATTATCGTTATCTCTCCTACATATCCGACATCGCCAATTGGTTAAAGTCCATCGCCATAGCCGCCGTTGTCACGGCGATGGACTTCGTGTCGCCGATCGAGAACTTCTTGGTGGTGATCCTGTCGCTGGCCTTCATCGATACGTTCTGGGGGCTGGCTGCGGATCACGGTGACTTTAGGAAAAGCAAGTTCATCCGTAGCTGGGTGTACATGCTAGTCTATTTCCTGATCATAATCATCTCGTTCTGGATAGGCGTGATGATGGATATATCGGAGGATAACGCCAAGGCTTTCGTGTCTTGGATCACGTGGGCGATGATATGGTTTTACGGGACCAATGTCTTAAAGAACATGGGCAAGGTATTCCCGGATAACAAGGTGATAGCCTTCTTGTATTGGGTTGCCGCCGTTAAGTTTATCAGCAAGGTCAATTTCTTGGATGAGTATAACAAGACAAAGAATAAAAAAGGCTCCCCAGATCCAAAAGGATAGGGGAGCCGGATAAATTTTAGCTTCCTGTCTTTCGCAAGGGAGGATAGCAAGGTTAACAAAGCGCATAAAAGTATAAAAAATAATTGATATGAGAACGATTAACAGGAAAATCAACTTGATCGTGATCCATTGTTCGGCCACTAGGGTAGATAAGGATTATACCCCTGAGCAATTAGAGAGAGACCACAAGGCGAGAGGATTCAACTCCGCGGGTTATAACTATTATATCCGGAAGAGCGGGGAGATAGTATCTATGCGTCCATTGGAATTGATTCCGGCTCATGTGACCGGATATAACAAGAACAGTATAGGAATATGCTATGAGGGTGGTCTTGATCCGGACGGGAATCCGGATGATACACGTACGGAGGCACAGAGACAGTCGATTATAAGGCTGTTGTTGGATTTGGTCGTACAGTTCCCGGATAGTAGGATCTGCGGTCATCGTGACCTATCCCCGGATCTTAACGGTAACGGTAAGATTGAACCGGACGAGTGGATGAAGATGTGTCCGTGTTTTAATGCCGAGGAGGAGTATCGCAATATATGAAACCTTGGCAAGCAATATTAATACTAGTGTGCTTGGTAGCCAGTTTCACGGCTGGCTACCATATCCGGGGGGATGTGACTGATAAAGTCGTGTCTAAATCCGATACCGTATTAATAACCGACACGATCCATGACAGTATCCCGTATCCTGTTTATGAGACACTGGTACAAACAATACCTGAGCCGTTCCCTGTTTATATCACGTTGGACGGTGACACGGTAAAGGAACCTGTATATGTTCCGGTACCCATAACCAGCAAGGAGTACAAGACGGATGATTACCGGCTTTCAATTTCGGGTTACAAGCCTAATCTTGATTACATCGAGGTTTATAGAAGGACTGAGTATATAACCAAGACGATCACCCCCCGTAGATGGGGAATAGGTGTTATTGCCGGTTATGGGATCGGGAAACATGGACTATCACCTTACGTTGGATTGGGTGGATTCTGCAGGATTTGGTGAGGCCTCCATGACTCACGTCCGGGAAGCCCCTATTAACTAGTAATAATAATTCGTCATATGAATAACAAGGGTTGACGTTTTTTTGTTCATGGTTAATTTAATATTAGTTTGATGGTGACTTCGTGAGAACGAACCGGAAAGGGAAGATGAAGAAAAAAGAATCTTCCCTAAATAATCGGATCGGAAGTTTGATTATTTTTTCATGCCACGCACGACGGGAAGATTCTTATAAGTCTTTCTGCCGTGCATTTTTTTTTGCCCGGCTTGATAGTAAAACAAACCACGAAATAAAAAGTTTATGAATAAGGTGGAAATTTTTTACAAAAAAGTGATAGAGGCAGTCTGCAAGGAGTGCGGGACCGATCCGGTAATGATGTTTAGCAACAACAAGGAGAGGAACGTTGACGCTAGGGGAGTGGCTATAACCATACTGGCCGATCGCAAGTTGAGCGACAATATCATATCCGATCTGACTGGAATGACGAGGCAAGCCGTGAACCGGATGCGTAACTTGTACCCGGACAGGATAAGGAGGAGTTACTACCTGAGGAGGACGGTGGAGAGCGTCAAAGAGGAGCTATCCGGTACGGTCTGAGGGTGCGTTATGTTGTAAGGCATGTGATTTGTCTATGAAAAAATTTTCATATAACAAAATTTTGTGCGACCTTTGCGGCGTAAAAGGTGATTTTGTAGCCTCGTCAAGTAACCAGCCTTGGCAGAGGCTTTGTTGTATACGAAAAGTTTCATTATGGAAATATATATGCCACATGCGGTAAATGATATTAGGATAGGAGAAGCCTTCAATCATCTATTCAGGATAATCCTGAAAATGGAGAATTCCGATGATGATGATTTCATATGGAACTTCCAATATACGGCATTTGTGACTCCATTTTTCTTATTGCCTCTTATGCTTTATAGAGATAAGTGCGGTAAGAATGTGGTTTGCAAGAATATATCGGACAGTGTTAAAAGCTATCTGGACTCTATTCATTTTGAAGGAGGTGTAGTAGCTGACAGTGTTAGTGATTTTCATAATTATATGGAATATTTTTCTATGAAAAAATATATTCCTATAATAAAGTTCCCGGGATGTAAAAGCAAGGATAGCATAAAAAACGATATACTGTCTGTAGCAGAGAATATAATGATAAGGCAATTAAATATTGAAGGAGAGTTGAGAAAGGCTTTATCTTATATGCTGACTGAGACGATTGACAATATATCTGAACATTCAGAGAGTGAATTTGGTTATATATTTGCTCAGTATTATCCGTCAAAGAGTTATATAGACATTTGCATAGCGGATAATGGTATAAGTATACTGGGTAGTTATGTTAAGTCTGGCAAGGGAGGTATAACTAACGATGTGGAGGCTTTAAAAAGCGCTGGAAAGGGTATATCGACTAAAAATTTACCAGATACCGAGAATCGTGGTTATGGTATAAGTACTTGCAAGAGAATGTTGTCTAAGGGACTTGGAGGAACATATTTTTTGCTGTCAGGGCAAGCATTTCATCTTATGTCAGAGGAAGAGACATCATATATAGGACTTCCTGATTATATAAAATGGGATGGAACTATAGTGGCATTAAGGATACCATATAAAGAGGAAAGGATGTTTAATTTTTATGAATATTTAGAATGAAGATCATGGAAAAGACAATTGTGATATCAGAATTGATAAGGGGAGAGCTTCGTTCTAGGACAGAAGCTAAAAAAATCTATATGAGGGCTAAGGATTTGAATAGCCCATGTGTACGTATAGATTTTAAGGATGTATACTTTATGTCTCGATCATTTGCGGATGAGTTATGCAATACAATAGAGGCTTTGGCCTTGGATAAAGTGAGGGTCTCTATGGAGAATGAGAACGACTCTATAGATCTGATGATGAAAATAGTAAAAGGTAATAGAAATAAACCGAGGAATATGCATGAGGACAGTGAGGTTAAAGAATTTTCGGACATGGATTCATTGTCAGAGTTCCTGTCTACCATATAAAATTATTTCATGCTATATAAAAGAGAATGATATGAAAAATCCAAAAATAGCTAAGGAGTATAATGAATTCCTAGAAAGGAATAGTTTTGATAAATACTCAGATAGAAAAAAATATATATCTAGTCCAACCACGCTACAATGCATGTATTGGAAACAGGTGGAACCGGTAGAAATAAAAAGTAACCAACCATAAAAATTAAGCGTTGTATATGCCTTTGGTTTGAAAGGTTTAAACAACAACAATAAGCGTCGTCAACACAAATTGGCGGCGCTTTTTTTGTCTTATCCCCTTCCGCAAAGAACTAGCAACAACCTCGCAACAAGCTAGCAAGGAGATATTTATTTAGCAAGGCACTTCTCTGGATTTTTGTGGTGTCCGGGATAACCCGGATATGACCATAAAAAACTTCACATATGGAAGCAGAGAAAATCATTAAAGAGAAAGAGATCGTCCATGAGGATGAGCACAGGGATTACGCGAGCAAGGGCGTGGGTAACGCCGGCTTGACATTGGGTATCATTGGTACGGCTCTTGGAGCTTGGGCGGTGTCACGTAACCGTGGCGGCTTGTTCGGCGGTGGCTGGGGAGCCGGTATGCCCGAGAACGTTAACATCAACACGACCACAGGAGGCGGTGGCGGTTCTGGTGTAGGCGCTCCGACAGCGTTCATGGCATGGGAGAAAGGTTGTGAGGAGGCTATTTCCTTGACTAACTCATTGTGGGGACTTCACGTGTCCAGCATGCAGGCCGATTACGACCATCGTAATACGGATGTAGCCGAGAAATTCCAGCTTTACCAATCACAGGTAAACGGCGATTTCGGGAACTACAAGGCTATCCGTGATCTTAACGACTATCAAACCGACAAGCTTAACAATGCGGCGTTTGGCCTTTACAAGAGCCAACGTGATGGTTTTGACGTATTGGCTAATCGAATCAGCCATCTAGAAAAAGAGGTAGCCGTAGGTGCCGCTATCCGTCCTTACCAAGATCGTCTGATCCAGTGCGAGATTGACAAGGCGTTCACGGCTTCTGTCAACTACACGAGACAGCTTGATTGTCGTAACATCAAGGGCGAGTTGGTATTGCCTAACACCCCTGTCGTTACCGGTTATGGGAGTTACCGTAGCTGCTGTGGGTTTCCCCAGACAAGCGCCCCCGCTGAGACAGCTTGATAATCCGAAGCCCAAACCCAAGGCGAAGGCTAAGGTTAGCAAGAGAAAGAAAAGTTAGTGGTAGCCCCTCGGGGCTTACCACTTTCCTATTACCAACCACTAACAAAAGATATTATGGCATTAAATAACGTATACATAGGAGGTGACCCGTTATTGGGGTCTAACGGTAACATGAGCAATGAGATGGAGGCTTATGAGCGTCAGTTGCAAGAGACCCTCAATCAGATACAGGTTCATAAACAGAGGGTGTTAAACCCTCAGAACCCCAAAAGAAGCCAATCTCCATTATGGGATGAGATGGACAAGGTCGTTAACGACATGACGGACATGGAGATCGAGGCGTTAAACAACGACCCGGAATACCAGAAGGCGCAAAACGCGCTGATGGGAATCCTTAACCGGGAATACATGCGTATCATGCGCCCGATCGTGGAAGAATCCAAGGACGGAAAGGAGATACTGGACAGCCTTATGGCAATCACAAAAAGAGTCAAGAAATCGGCCTCGGAGGAAGCGAACAAGAATATAGCGCTCTTTAATGAGTATACGTCTAAATACGCCGATATGCCCTACGCTGAGTTCCTGAAGCTGAAGAACAGTGGCAAGAAACAACCTAATTAATCGGGATCATGGAACTGAAACAGCAAGCGTTGGAATTGAAGAGCCGGTTGGTGAACTCGGTGGAGATATGGGCGGAGGAAAGGGTTGACTCTTTCGTCTCTGGGAACACGGCATTCAAGCCCCTCGGCAAGTATCTTAAAAGAGGTGTCCACAACATCCTCGTGCAAAAGGACAAGGAGATCACTGATAAGGTGGAGGGTTTCATGATGTTCGTCGCTGACGAGAACGGCAATTACGATAAGGAAGAGCTATTCGATGACGCTATGAACGTATTCAAGAGCATGAAGCCGTATAAGTTCGAGCAAGGATTTATCAAGGGTACGATCGGGGAAGGCTCCATCTTGATAGAGCTTCCTGATAACGGCCTCATGAATTTTATCCTTGGTGACACTAACGCTATCCGTATAACGGAAGCGGATTTTTTGGAGTTGAAATCAATATTTACCGAATAATAATATGAGATATGAGATACAAGGAATTGATGAAGGACTATCATTCGAAAGGAATGGTATCCGAAAAAAAGATGTGGGAGGCCATAGGAGAGCTGGACGAGGCTATGGAGTGTCTAAAAGAGAAAGATCCCGACACGTATGACGAGGCCATACGTGATATACATGAGGTTTTTTGCGGTCCTCATTATAATGAGCATTTCGCTAAGATGGACGTGGCGGCAATGCACCATAAAGGCAAGTCGGGGGAGGATAAGGGTGAGCACTGGAACATCCAGCAAGTAACCGCCGTCGCTAAAGGCATGAGCATACCGGGAAATACCAACATATGGGATGTGTACGTCGCTCTTAATGCGAACTGGCACGACAAGGAGATTAAATTCACGGAATGGTTTGACCATGACGCTGAAAAGAAAATCATCGAGGACGCTATAAATTTCTATTTCCTTGACGATGACGCTCCTGAAGGCAAGGTCTGGATTTATATGTGTGCCATGGATGACTAAGACACGATCACATAACAAGAAAAGAAACGATTCTGTAAGACGGGAGATAGACCGCCTTATAGAATCGTTGTCGTTCGAGCCTATAAACTTTCATGAGGTTATGGCCCGGATTAGGCACTTGATGTGCCATGAATATTCTATGAATAAGAAATATCGTTAGTATATTCTGGATTTCACTTCCTTTGAGAAAAAAAATAATGGACATAGCTATTCGAAAAGCAGATATTTATAAGGAAGTGGAGAAGATTACCTCTATAACTGGTTCCTCTATAAACATGGAGGATGGATCGACCTTGTATGATAAGGTGTGGGCCAATGAATACGATCAAGATATTTTAGATACATTCTGGAGGAATGCTGTAAACACAGTCATATCTCTGTTCATTCGTTATCTGGACAAGGATACGGTAAAACATAATATTATTGAGACTGACAGAGGAGAGATATTTTCCTTGAAAGTAAAGATGCCTGAGCGTTTTGACCGAAGGCTTGAGGGAGGAATTTGCGACTTGGTCTCGGATTTATTGGCTACAATTGTCTTGTCTGGATGGTTTGAGCTAAAATTACCGGAAAAAGTCAAGACCTATAATGATAAGGCGATAGCGTTATCGTCAGAAATAAGAGGAGAACTATTATATCGTGTCTCCCCAGTGCGAGAGAATAGAAAAGACTATGGATTAGATAATTATATATTCGATCAAGTTTATGGCAAATGTACGGATTGTCCTTCACAAGGATGAGATAATGGCAGATATAAAGGCTATAGCCCATGTTACAGGAAGAAGGTTATTGACCCCGGATAATATGGATAAAGCCTCGGATATACAAACACCGGAGGAAGGCCCGGACCTAGATATTGTTGCCCGGGCATTATCTTCCGCCTTTGATAACATAAAGCATGTATGCTCAAGATACCTAAATGTTGGTAGGCTGGAGGATTTTAACAGCCTAGAGGATATATCAGGAGACTATATGATAAATCTCAATATGCCTTTACGTTGGAACTATTCCGCGACATCCCGCATTAAGAGCTTAATGCACGAGCATATTGTTTGCTACGGATTGTACTCTATCTTTGAGAAGACCAATCCTGAGGACGCTACTATTTACTTGGAAAAAGCCAGCGTGCAACTGTCTTTGATAAAACCGGCCCTAGAATTGAGGACCGGTCCGATAAGGAGGAGGATTAATCCGTTTATCTAGGCTTGTTTCTCCATTTTGGAGTATAATATACGGATATGACGGATATCGACTTTTTCCTTGTCAGATTAGCGGTGACCAGAATCCTGAAATATTTGAATGGTGTTCCGCATATTCTAGAAAGATACGGGCCAATAACGCTTCCGACGGGAAAATAAAAGATCCCGTCGGTACTAGCGTACAAGACAAATGATATATCGGTCTTGTTGAAAACTCCCCTACAAACAATATTATTGACAGTCTTTAGCATGTCATCCCCCAATTTAATCGGCCTTGTAAGGATAATTCCCTTTTTATTGTCGTTGCTGTCGTTATCTACTTTTGAGGATAGATCTATTATTTTGCTATTGGTTGATTGTAAAAAGGTCGATGGATAATCTGGAACAGCGTATTTATACGCCGATGATATCGTGCCCCATGTCCCTTGGTTAATGGAATAGACATATGCGTATACCTTATCAGGATTTATTACCATTATTCTCCCGTTCGGATAATCATAGGCCATAAATGCGTCCTTTATGTAATCTTTAAAAGGTGTCATCTGATTTATCTCTCCTGATAGAAGATCTTTTGTGGCTATCTCTGACAGGGATTTGATAGAAGCGATATCTAGGCTTGGGCCATCGAGGATCGAGGATATAAGCGTGGTATCTCCTCCTGATACTATCATAATGCCTTTCTCGGACGTGAAAGCGACCGCCCCGTCAAGCTGTGTAATAGATCCGGGGTTTGAGCATACGTCTCTGCTCATAGGTTGTTTGGTTGAGTATGTACCATCGGAGGATACTTCCATAGCCCAAATACCATCGGTAGAGAATACCAATAACGGGAATTGTCCGAATTGTCCGGTGGATATAGGTCTTGTCGTGGAAGTTATCCCAAGGATTTTACCTACCCCAACGGTATTTATCCCTTTCAATGGAAAATAAAAGGGATTATTGACCTCGGAGGTATATAGTTTGTTGGGTTGGATGATTGACTTGTCCTCGGTCTCGATTGAATTATTATAAAATCCAAAAGAAAGGTCGTTAAACGGCCTTGCGTAATATGCGCCATTGAGCAAGGAATGCGGAGATAAGAAAACCTCCTCGGTATCGATTGCGCTACCTCTTTCAATAACCATACGATATGCGTCAGTATCGGGATAATATAGGTAATATATATGCCCATCTAATGGTATATTGGTCTGCGATTTTACGACTATTTCTTTCCCCTCTTTCTTGATATGCGTATATACGGAGAAAGAATTGGCCGCCGTGTTGGAATAGCATACCATACTGTCTAGAGGATATCCGTCAAATAGTGTCGCTTTTACTCCGGCTATATTGAGCCTTGAATTGTACGGGTAGATAAAAGATGGCAATAAGGAATGGTTGCCGATATAAGTGTCATCCAGTCTTTCTCTTGTCTCTAGATTCTCCCAATCCCCTACAATGATAGCCTCTCTCTCCCCATAGGTTATATTGTCTATATTTATTGAATCTATTTTATAGAAAAGAGAGATAGAGGAAATATCGTCTATTGCGTTATCCTTGCGTGGCAGTTCCAATATAAGATCATTCTCAAATATATCCGGTGTGTCTGAATATGCGTTTTGATACGCTTCCTTGAAATTAAGTTTCCCGTATTTATTGTCTGTCGGTCTTTTTACTATGCCCCAAAAAGAATAAGGAAGCTGTGTGTTATTTAATGATTTTATGTTGTCGATATTACCAGATTGGTCGAATGTGTATATCGGCGCAGATATAAATATATCAATAGACTTGATGATATCGTTCCATGACGCTAGACTAGAGGATGGTTCGGATATAAACCTGTCTAATCCTCCGGTAATCGACAATACACGTCCTTTAATAGTGTGTATCGCTAACGTCTCCATCTCCTCTTCTCTATCTGTCCCGGGATGTACGATGACGGTGTCTGTTGAGGCTTCGTATGTAATGGCGGCCATTGGAGCCATGTCCGATGATGGTATCATTAAAATAGGAGCTGAATGCATGGTATAATTCCCATCATACAACCTATATGCGTATCGTACAAAGAAGGGGAATATAAACGAGCTATTGCTCCTTGATTTGTTGTTGATAAATTCTATGGCTCTAGCCATTACCGTATCAGTTATAGCTCTTTTATTGTTATCGGTTAAATTGTTTAAGACATCGATGACAGCTATTTTATCCGGTAACTCAATAGAGAATAAATCAGATCTAGCGACATTCCCTCTTAATCCAAATGATATTGACAGGAAGGGAGGCTTCTCGCCAAGGTATTGATATCCATCGTCTTTTAACAAGATATATGACATTCTCTTGTCCGTAAGGATGATCAATGTATTCCCTATGCTGGTGATCTTTTCCCATCTTTCTTCGCCTTGAAGCGTGTAATCAATGGGGACTTCTTCCCTTTCAGAGGCGTCAGACAGCTCAAACCCTATCAGATGATCGCTTTTTGAGCAGATAAATATTTTTCTGGAAGATGTATTATGGACAAATAGCAAGTTCTCATCTGTATTTAGAGTTAGGAATGGTTCTGGGAATGTCACCGCTCTCATGCTTCCGTTCTCGGATATCAAGTTTAAGGATATATCCAAGTCTCCATCGTTACAATCAAGGTTCGATGTATTGGCGGATAAGCCTGTTAATCTGATATTGCTCTCTTCCATGTTTTTTGAGGTAAAATTATCGCCGGATATCATAAATCCAGCGATAAAACTTGTTTGATAACAAGGTTATTGATCTGGCTCGATGATCCGTCTTGTTATAATTGGAGTCCTCTCATTCTCCGTTGCTCCAAGCCTGAAAGACAAAGAAGGCTTGAACAAGTCTTTCCCTTTTATATCGGGAAGCCTATAGACATTATTGGTCACGTTTGAGCAATGGAAACGATAGTGGTTCCCTTTGACAGAGAATGGACGTATACCATCAGGATCTTTTTGGATATAGAGGTTCCCGTTATCATCTATGACGAATGATATGGAATCGTAGTTGCGCAAACCTATTATTTTTGCGGCAGGGCTTAATATCTCAATTAGCCCGCTCTTATGAAACCTTATGTGAGGCTTTACCAATCTTGTTATTATTCGCATATCTCGAAATATTTAATTCCATTTGTTTCTTTCTCTCTTACTTTTAATATCCTAGAACCATGAATATTTATACCGGTAATAGCGATGAAGTACTCAAGTGAAGGAATCGTGAAAAAAAATTTTCCGGGGGTGTCTCTTTCCCCTGTGCGTTCGACCATGTTACATTGTGTCTTGAATGTCTCAGATGGGGTCCTTTTTATTATGGCGAACTTGTCGCTTCCCTTTAGCTTAACAATTTGGATAAAAGCGGGATGCCCCTTCTTGAAATTCATCTTTTTGAATAATTTTCTGCCTATTTTGGCGAACTGATTCTTTTTATTGTAAATCTCGATATACATGGTTTTATATTTAATCGTTTAACATTTATACTTGCTTGGCACTTGATGTGCCTGTTATAATGAATCTGTCTCAATGACGGATTTAAGAGATATGGGGTCGTCTTCCCACGTTAAGTATTTATTTGTTAATTTATAAATACTGCCTTTTGGAAGTACGATCGCCGAGTTGTGATCCTCGATGGAAAAATATTCCTCGTCATGCGCCGATCTCTCGTCCGTCCATATCTCTCCTTGCCGCACGGGGAAGTTATCAAGGATAACCTCGTCACCATTCTCGTTTACGGCCAAGAACACTATTGTTTGCTTGCCTAACTTCATGACATATTATAGTTTACTTATTCCTCGATTTGATTAACTCATTAAGTATCTTGATCGCCAATAGCGGATCTTTATCCGTTAAGGCATTCCATACTTTTATTCCGGCACTATCAAGAGTATTCTCTATGTCCACTTGGCACAGGCAAGATTCCGGTATGATATTGTCATACCCTTCCGCTGGGATCATTTTCGTGATTTGCGGGAAATGATCCTCTAGTTGTTTAGGGGATTGTATTTCCACATCCCAATCGTAAATGAGTATGCACATTTTATTAATTACTGATTAAACTATTCAATTTAGCGACAATCACATCTTTCTCGATTGATATGCTATTGCCTCTTTCATCTACACAATCTCGGTAGAAATCAAACACATATCTCTTAGCGTCTTGGTACTTTTTTGCAGAAATCAAAGGCTGAATTTCTTTTTCACAAATTGCAGCAAGTTCTTCTTCTTTTTTATTGATTTCCGATTCAAGACGTATTATTTCTTTTATTAGCTCTTGTTTATCCATGATTCCTTTATTTATAGTTGTTAATTAAACTCCGGTATTGACATCCACAAATCATCATCAGAGATATTGCAACTGTAATCATCTCCGTCTGCCGTATCCCATACATGATAATGTTTATTATAAACCAATATTTCCGGTTCGTAATGCCCTTTAGCGGAAACTATGACTAATACAGGTTCGCTCTGTTCTGATATATCATCTTCATCTACGTTAGGTAATTGATCTTTAGCTTTTATCCACGGGGATTGCTTTGCCTGCCATTCGGCACCGGCTTTGAAAGCATTTATCATATCTATATCATCATAAGGATAGTCTAATGATGATTGACAATTAGCGATCCTACATCTATTGGAAAATAATTTTGCTGCTTCTTCTACTGTCTGTCCCATATCAATATTTCTTTCCATGTTTATTCTCCCTTAATTCGTTGTATTTCATTTTCTGCTCGATGTGCCATAGGAGATCTATATACAGTAAATCTGCGTTAAGAAATATAACTACGATCGAAGCCTTGATTACTTCCGCTATATCCCCATCGTTGGTTAGGATAGATGTTAAAAAGAACATCCTCTCAGTAAAAGACATTTCCTTTAAAGCATCATCCCAGTCTTTATATTCCGGCTCTTTTATGAAATCGTAGATATCTTCAAGGCTGATATCTAACGATCCTGCGAGATCCAGCAAGCGGATGCAGGCATCACTAAGCTCATCTTCAACGGTATCTTTAATATTGCTTTTGAAGGCATATATAAATTCTTCATCTTTTGTTTTAGGATCATCCATTAAGATTATCCAATCCTCAAAAACCTTCCTTCTTGCGTATAGACCTTTCCTGTCCGCTTCCACGGCCTCAGAAAGCTCTGTTATCACTAGCATCAGAAGATGTCCATTGCTCAACTCCGTGTCATGAAACCCGTGATCGCATGCGCATTTGTACGCACGGTCACGGAGTGCGTTGAAATCAATCTT